CTCACGGGGTGCGCACACATTGATCCACCAACGATCCAACAGCATGTGTGGGTATCTGCTCAATATGTACTGTATAACCTGCCGGAATGAACCCGCGGCTTCTACTGAGTATCGATATTCCGAATGCCATCCTGTGGTGCGTTTACCCAGAAGTCTTTTGGGTTCGATACGTGTTTGGAACAGGGCTGAGTTGATCAGTGCAGGGTCCAAAGCATAGTGGGCTACGGTGTACATGCTCATATTTACTTGACAGCTTATGCGTTGTGTGTTATAATTGACGCATCGCATACACACATAGAGGCACAAATGGAAGCTGTTCGTGAAACTACTGGGGGCTTATTTCCCGCACACACATACCTACTGGATGGCAACAATCTTGTGGCCTATATCAAGAAGGGTGAAACCGAGCCCTACTACTTTAAACAGCCAATCAAGGGCTTCTCTAAGTCAGGGCGCAAGTTTGACAGGGTCACTAGCACGGCGTTTACCATGCAGGTTGAGCCAGAGGTTGCTCTAAAGGCCATACAAGGGTCCAAGGGCAGTGTTTACTATGTTAACGAAGCTGAGGGTACATGTACCTGCCCGGGCTACACATATAGGGGTGCTTGCAAGCACGTGAAAGAACTAGCATGATGATTACAGTACACAGTCGTAATAGACTTTACGCTACATTCGAGAAATGGGAAGTACCCAGAGACTTTGCTGACCCCATGGCCAACTATCTAATATATGGCTATGAGCCTGGCTCATGCTTTACTGGCATCTTGGCCAACGACTTTGTCAGTGCTATACGCAGTTGTCATCCTGTTAACTCAGTTGAATCGCTCAAAGCACTAGCGGGTTGGATACACAGTGACATGCCCAGACAAGCATATGGTAATTATGAAAGTGTAAGGGCATGGCTGGCCCTTGACGCAGAAGAACGCAGGGCCATATTGGAACACAACAGGCTGATATATACAGCTAGAGAAGAAACGTGGCTGGCCCTTAAAAATAGCAATGAGGAGTTTGAATATGAGCACTGAGTCAACTGGCATAACGGGCTTTATTGAAATCTTTGAGGGCCGTCTGACTAAGATGAAGCTACACCTTAAAACAGAATTGAGCAAAGACAAGCATGATAGAAATCGCAAGTGGCTTAAAACTCAGCTACGCGATGCTAGCAAACTAAAACAGACACTGAAAGAAATGCGTAATGCTAGTGCTAAGAAGTGTCCACATTGCGGAGAACGACTATGAACGAACGAATTCGAATACTGGCTGAACAGGCTACAACAACAGTATCAGCCGTGCCCAACGAGTCAATGCCCTGGACTTATTTCGATACTGAAAAGTTCGCCCAGTTGATTGTGCGGGAATGCATGTCTAAATTGTATCTAAATGGATATGATGATGCCATGATACAGCTTCAAAAAGATTTTGGACTTGGCGAATGACTGGGGAAATCACAGTGGAGATGCTGGACCAAACTATTCAATGGTGCAAGCAAAACGCATTTTGGGGCAAGGGTTCTGCCATACCTCGTATGCTGGACTTTTACTTTGAAAAGACTCGCTCCATAGTGGATGAAGATTGGCCAGAGAGTTTTACTTTAGAAGAACTTGCTCAAGCATTGGGAATAGAGCAAGTGCGTTATAGGATTTACTACAGTCAAGACAACCTCACATTAAGACTGTTTGTGTTCCGTCCTCGATGCACTTGGGACGAACAAAAAATCATGTTGGACTTGGGATTTGTGATTGCACAGGATAACGACTCCAACACTATTCCCAACCAACCTGTAGAGGCAGTTGAACTATGACACATACCATACGGATCACATGTCCACGATGCTTTTTGCGGTTCGCCTACACCCAGAAAAACGGCAACACCATGTTCTCACACGTGGTTAGGTGCAAAGAATGAACCTAGCAGACTACTTTAAAGCTAATCGCCCTGAGCCCAAATATAATTTTGGTGATAGGATTGAAGGCACATACAAGGGTATACCTTTTGTGGGTACTGCATATGGAGACAACATGCGCAGTGAACTGGAAGGCCCTATGGTCAGTGTGCATTTGGACTTGCCCATGATGATTGGATTTGTTTGGCATCATAATATACGTGTTAAATACGAAGACATCAAAGGATTGAGAAAATGACTATCTTTATACCTGTGCTGTTTATTTGCCTTAACGGCAACTGTGAATTTATGCAGGGCAAAACACACTACAAAAATGAAGCTCAATGTGTAGCCAGTTTGGACATGCAAAAACAGCATATGCGAAATTTGGTTAAAGAAGCAGAGAAACAAGGCACCAAAGGTGAAATAACCATTTTGGAAGGTACTTGTATTGATGCTGAAATCAAAACAACTCAGGGACGAATAACATGACTCTTGAAGACTTAGAATATATCTTTGAATATCAAATTGAAGAAGGCACAGAGAAACTGTACTTCATGCTGACTGATGGTGATCGTCATCCTGTGATACAACGACATCCTGCCGACGATTTGGCTGGCTTATTGCCCATGCTGGACTCGTTTCAATACACAGGACACAATGTGATGCCGAGGTTTAAGAAATGAAAGTAGACAGAATCGATCCAGCTGTAGCACACAACATTGAGTTGGCCAAGCTGACACAACAACAAACAATCAAACAGCAACAACTCAAAGTGATTACTGATAGACAGGAAGAAATAAAGCAGATGCGTCCCAAGGATCCAGGCAAGGGTGCCAACATAGATGAGATGGTGTAACAATGATTAAAGGCTTAATGGGCACCTGCGGAGTTACAGTATCAGGTGGTGATACTAGTTTGCCCTACGTTAGCGCAAATCCTAGCAACCCTGTCCAGGGTATGATACGTATTAACAACACAGACTTAGAAGTATTCAATGGCACAGGCTGGCAATCACTACCCAGCAGTTATGCCACTGTGAGTTTAGATCAAGACACACAGGATTTATTGCAATGGGCCAGAGCACAACGTACCATGGCCATGAACAGACTTACCCTGGCCCAAAACAATCCAGCACTGATGAAGGCATTGGAAAAGTTAAAGAAGGCCCAAGACGACTTTGAGTTACTAGCCCGATTTGTAGAACATGATAAACTTTCCGCCTAATCAAGATTACTTAGAACGGTTTGACTATTCGATCAAAGTTAAATTAGGCAAGAGCTATTCACCGGAGTTCAAAGACTTTTATTCATGGTGTGACAACCATTTGGGTGTGCGTTACAAAGATTGGTTTATTGTCAGTGCAGGCAAAGACACATATACACTTAGATGTCGCAACAACAAATGGGCAACCTTTTTGGTGCTCTCACATGTTGACAAGCTGGTCTAATGGCCGTATAATTACAGTAAGTAAAAGGAGCCAGTATGAACTTTAGAACGTGGTGCAGAGAAAAATGGTTCGAGCATAAAGATGAGCTTGAAGCCTATGGGCAGACTCCATCTTATACTGCCGACGGGTACTTTCAAATGTACAAGTACTGGCTCAAACGAGAATATCGACATCAACAAAGGAATGTATAATGGATAAATTTGTACAATGGTATCGCAGTTACAGCGTAGAGATTACTTGGTTTATTATTGGCTGGCTAGTGTTTGCCGGCATTGATGCACTGTTACGTGAAAGTTACGGCTTTGCTCTGTTTAACTTTGCACTGGTATACATCAACTATAGGTTATATAAAAACAATGTTTGATAGCCTGTTTATCTTATTGGCACATTCATTAACTTATTTAGGATTAGTATGGCTAGCAGTTTAACAGTAGTAAAGGGCAACTTGATTGCCATGGGCAAGGCTAACGACTTTGACATCATTGTACATGGGTGTAATTGTTTTTGTACAATGGGCGCAGGTATCGCCGCACAGATTGCACAACAGTTTCCAGATGCGAACTTAGCGGATGCTGAGACTGTACGTGGTGACCCTGGCAAGCTAGGTACGTACACAATTGGCATGAGTGGTCGATTGGTTATTCTTAATGCCTATACCCAATATGGAACAAGCAACACAGGAAGAGATGTATTTGAATACACAGCCTTTGAACGTGTGCTGGACAAGATTGCCAGCCGCTTTGGCAAATGGCGCATCGGACTTCCAATGATTGGTATGGGTCTAGCAGGAGGTGATGCAGAGCGTATCATTCCTATGTTAGAACGGTTTGCTGAACGCATGGCCCAAGCAGGCGGCAGTGCTACACTGGTGGAATATGTTCAATCTTAACTTTAACGTAACCAATCCGTGGAGTACACGTTGGCGTTTTCTATTTGGTAAGTCAGGGCTACTAGCCAAACACAAAGCCTGGGAGTTTAACGGATATCGAACACATCACATAATTGACATCAATTTTAGTTTGTCATTTACAGGTGACCACCCGGGTGTGTCTGTCATGTTAGGGCTTGTAGGCTACAGTTTAGAATTAAGTATATACGACACACGTCATGGAGATATGAGATGTTAGATTGTTTGATCATGGGCGATAGCCTAGCAGTGGGTGTAGGACAGATTCGACAGGAATGTACAACTCGTGCCAAGAGTGGTATCAACAGTTACGACTATGTTAATCGACATTTATGGCACACTAACGGCAACAATCAGGCTAAAACTATTATTATCAGTTTGGGCAGTAACGATACTAAGAACATTAATACATTTGAAGAACTTGATACGCTACGCCAATTGGTCAAGGCAGACCGTGTCTATTGGATTGTGCCAGCTATCAAAGAAGACAAGCGCAAGGCAGTATGGGCAGTGGCTAACAAATATCACGATCATGTTATCGAAGCTCGTAATCATGAACTTAGTCCAGATCGAGTACACCCCACACACAAGGGTTACACTAGTATTGCTAATCAAACACGATGAAACCCGTAATACTAACTGTTGATCAATGGAAAACAATTCGCAAAGAGTTACAAACAGAACACCCTAAAACTATGTTTATGATTAGGGATAAGATGAAACGTGTATTAGGATTTACAGTCAGAGAGCATAATGAATGGGTAATAAAACCAGACGGTGGTTATGGTGAATACCAAATACATTTAGATTTTTATAGTGAAAACAAACGTACAATGTTCTTGTTAAAGTTTAGTGAAGTAATAGGGAATAAAGATGGAAAACTGTGAAGTGGGCATGTTTAGATTGCCGGGCCTTGTATTTGAAAAAGACCAATTGCCTCCTGAACTACTTGAGGAGATGATTGCTTGGGCCAATGCTGAAGGTGTTGGCATGAGCATGACTGATCGTTTGTGGTCATTTAAAAAAGAAGCACATAGAGAATGGTTTATCCTCAAATGGAGTGATAGCATTCCAAGACCAGATCCTAAGGATGTATGACAATGGCTTGGGCAATAAGTAACGGTACTATTTACGGAAAACGATACTATACAATAATGCCGCCTATGTTTTGTTACAACTGGCCCGACATGGAACTGTGGTGCTATCAACGATTTGGTCCTACTGGCAGTCTATGGAAAGAGCGGAAGAATCTTGCGCCAGAACCAAATCAGCGTTGGTATGCTAACGACAGTAAGTTTTGGTTTCTAGAAGAGAAAGATCTTAATTGGTTTGTATTACGGTGGATGGAATGAAGACAGAACAACGTAAACAATATTGGGGAGCTCTACATGCTGTGCGTAGCGAGTATAGAGAAGCTGTGGGAAACAATGCTGAAATGACCGGCCCCACAATGCCTTATTGGGTAGAACAAAAATACGGACTTCGCATGGGTCTAGATGGATCAGGTAACTACACACAATACTACGATGTTGTGGATCCTAAACGATTTTTATTTTTTCAAATAAAGTATATGAAATGAATATAGAAGAAGATATTATTAATCGAGCTGGCAAACGAATGGCTGATGAAATAGACTTTCAAATTCTAGCCGATATGCTTTGTGAACTAGGGTGGCGCAAGGTTATACTCAGTCCAATGACATGGGAAATGGGACTTGAAGTAGATGCGTGGACAGCAAAACATATCAAAGGCCCAGTTGAAAACATGGGATTAGTTTGGATATTTGAACAGGAAGAAGATGCAAATTGGTTTGCACTGAGGTGGCTATGATAACAACTAGATTTGAAGAAAGCGTATGGAATCAAATTGCTGATTACTATTATGATAATATACATTGGAACAAAGAGTTTCCTAACATGACAATAGATCGTTGGGTATTGGAAAAGTTTGGTGCTAAGGTTAATAGAGATGATCGTCTACTTGAATTTAATACCGCGTCAAAGAGAGATTGGTTTATACTTCGATGGGGGATGTAATGCAAGCACCAGTAATATATCCTTTATTCTCTGCGCCGGTATATGTACAGTTTGGGTTAAATCTTAGTGTATTAGACAGTACATTAACAGAATTAGAACAACTACCTGGCCTTGGTCCTGACTGTGGATTGAGCCAAAACATTGATGTATTAGATCGTCCAGATCTTGCTAACATACGCAAACTATGTGAACAGCATTTACAGTTATATGTGTCAAATATATGTGGCTATGACAACGATATACGTATAACAACCAGTTGGATGTCACGTAATCCCCCGGGTGTTGATCATCCCCCACACAATCATCCAAACAGTTTGTTTAGTGGATGCTTGTATTTGAAATCAAGTCCAGATAATAAATTTAATCTGCATGGACAAAATCACTTTACAAAACACTGGCCGTTCACATATAATATAAAAACAAATAATATTTACAACAGCGATGATTGGTGGATTCCAGTAGACACAGGTACACTGGTTATATTTCCCAGTAACTTACAACATAGCGCAGGCCCTAACCAATTAGATGAAACTCGTATTGTATTATGCTTTAACTCTTTTATAAAAGGTACACTAGGCAGCTCAGGAGACTTTGCCGCTAGATTAAAATTATGAACATATTTTTAGACATGGATGATGTGGTTGCCGCCTGGCAAGAACGAGCACAGGATATATTGAAGCTACGTGTTAACAAAGACAGTGACCGTATTCCTCAAGCGGAATGGGATAAACTCAAAGAAGACCTGCGCTTTTATCGTGACTTGCCATTAATGGAAGGCGCACATGAGCTGGTTGGCATGTGCAAAGAATATATTGCTCAAAATCCGCAGTACACACTACGATTCCTAACAGCACTACCACACGACTATTCAATGCCGTTGGCGGTGTATGATAAAGTACATTGGGGAGACCAACACTTCCCAGGCATACCAGTTACCATCGGGCCATTCAGCTACGACAAATGGCGACACTGTAAAAACTCAGGAGATATCCTGATTGATGACAGGCATTCAAATTGCGAAGAATGGGAAGCTCGAGGCGGCAAGGCCCACGTGTATACCACTTGGACTAACTGCAAGCCGTGGTTAGAGAAAGAGCTTGGCCAACTATAGTCAAGCCAGTAATGGCCCAATGGCCAGCCCAAAAGAAAAACGTGTAATTGATAAGTTTATGGTATTTGGTGATCGGGTACACGAAATACACACAGTTATTGTACACCGATTTAGAATGGGCGATGTTGAAGATCCAGACTTGTATGCGGCTGAACCATTATTGGCTTGGCAACAAAGTGAAATGGGTGAATGGATAATGGAACGGGCTGTGGATACTCCAGAATGGCACCGAATGGCAGATGTTGCTAGTTACGGATACAAATATGCTATTGTAGCCAAACTCAAAGATGTTGATTACACTTGGTGGACGCTCAAATGGGGCAACACTGTGATTGACATATAATCATAATGATAGTATAATACAGCATGACAGAAACAATCTTCTATATCAAAAAAGGTCGCAAGTACATTCCGCACAGTACCTATAGTTCGGAGTTCTGCGACAGCTTTCCCAAAGGCACACACTTGGTTGATGTGTACCCTGGTGGATCAAGTCGTAGGTTCAACATTGATCCAGCTTATGCTCCAATGATAGCCGCGGCCCGAGTTGCCGAAGATGCTATTAGTAACAGCATCATGGAGGCAAGTAAGTTGCGTGTTCCTGAACGTGATCAGCCATTAACTCCAGCACAGTTAAAAGCATGGAAGGCATTGGCCAAGGCATTTGGTAAAGATCAGTATGCCCTTGAGTGGTGTAGTTATAGAGAAGCAGCCGAGGCCGGTATCAAGGCCATGCAGGTAGAGGCAGACAAACTGTTAACTAACCCAACTGTTCGTAAAGCATACGAAAAGTTTTTATTTGTATCAGCACTAACAAAGGATCATACTAATGGAACCTAGACATTTATACACTATTAAATGGACACAACCATATTCAACGGCGCACCAACGCCCGTACCTGCGTGGCTTACACCAGCAAATGGAACAACTGATTGAACACTATCTTGAAGATGGTGAGTTCAGCGAAGCAAAACTAATTATAGAGAGGATTAAAAATGCAAATAAGAGCAACTGAAAACCCCAAAGAGTTTGGTAACTGCGGCTGTGGCCGTAGCCCAACGGGTAAATGTGTAGGATGGCATGGACTGAGTGATCAGGAATGGGCTGAAGGTAAAACACAGCTAGTCCATAATCTGCTATCAGGACATGGAAAAGTAGCAATCGTAGATGAAAGCTCAGATGATGAAGATCTTTGATAAATGGCTTTACACCAAAGTTCGTCATATGTGGGAAAACAAATGCGAATACGAAGAACCACAAAACAGCTGGCTAAAAAATAACAAACAAATGGCAATAGGTATGGGTACAACAGCAATGGTAGAACGCGGCAATGCCGAAGGACAAGATCGAATCACCTTTGAACTGACATCAGCAGTAGGTGGCCGCATCTTGAATGTGCGCAGATATGACGACCGTAAGGATCGACACGATAGCCAAACTTACGTGATCCCCAGCGGAGAAGATGTAGGGTCTAGGGTAGCCAAAATTATTAACTTAGAATTGATTAAATAAACTTACCAATTGGAGATTCTTATGGACTTTTTAATATACATTGTCGTGGCCGTAGTTGCATTTTGGATTGGTTGGCATGCTAGGGGTATTATCTTTCTAGCCAATATCAGCGAAAATCCAGAACGTGTTATTGACATGCTTAACAAGATCAAAAAGATAAACGAGGAAGAGGACGATGGCATTGTTAGTGCAGAAGGCACTGAATTGTTCATTGAACAAGTTGGCAACGGACTTTATGCTTACATTAAAGATACCAAACAATTTGTTGCCCAAGCACCAGATTTGAGTAGCTTGCTGATTGAAGCCCATAAACGTTTTCCAACACAGAAGTTTTTTGGAAAAATATCTAACGAAAATTCTGCCAAAGAACTTGCTTAATATCTTGTGTTGTACTATACTAGTAAAACGTTGGTGATACGCACCGACACACTGATATAAAACACAAAGGAAACAATATGAAATTTTTCAATCCAGAAACTAAGACTTACAAGATCTTCAACGCATTGTACAATGGCGACACATTGACAGCTAGCCAAGCTGAAAAGCGTTTTGGCGTTAAGAACATTAGCGCAGAAGTAAGCCGTATCCGTTCAAACGGTTATGCGATCTATGCTAATGCACGTAAAGCTGGCAATGGCGTTCAGGTAACTGAATACGCTATGGGTAAGCCATCACGTGAAATTATTGCCTTAGGTTATAAAGCCAAGGCAATGGGCATTACTCTTTAATTAGATACTGCTTAGTCAAAAAGCCCACAGAGTCGTGGGCTTTTTTTATAACTATACTATGACTATTAAAAACACTATAAATTGGATTAAACAAGATTATAATGAGTACCCGTTGCGATTTAGTTTGGAGTTAGTTGCATGGTTCATGAGTATCAGTTGTACAATATGGATGGGTTATACATTACCAAATCCTCCGTTTATATTTTTATATCCGCTGTTCATTATACAATGTTGTATATTTGCGTGGGCCGCTTGGACTAGAGGTTCAACTGGTATGATTGCCAATTACATGCTAATCTCAACTATTGATGTTGTAGCCTACATTAGGATGATTACACAATGAAGTTAGGTGATTTATTCAGTACCGCATCAGGATTACTATTTAAAGTAACAGGAATAGAGCTTAGGGATAATGACCCATGGGTTCTTTACGAAAACACACAGACATTGGAAAGTTATTCATGCAGACAAGAAGCGTTCTTATCGCGATTCTTTGCCTTGGTTGCTTAAACGGCTGTGCCGTTTATAACGTGGCCAGTATAGGCAGTTACGCTGTCACAGGTAAGAGTATTGGCGATCACGCAGGGTCAACCGTTTCAGGCGGTGACTGCAATACTATCAAACATCTTTGGAATGGGAAATACATTTGCGAAATGCCCGTTGTCTACAATCGATCAGCGTTCTAATGAGTTGACAACTTTCTGGAATGGCATTATAATAAACACATATTAACACACAGAGGCATGTATGACATTCAAGTTCAAATACGAGGACGTTACTAAAAAACCAAATCCAATGGTTAAAATCAATCCTCTCAAACGTGGATCTGGTAAGACTGTTAATCTTCAAGATCGAGTTAATACTCTTAACAAGAGTGCGGCTTGGAAGAAAACAATCAAGGCTTGGACTAACCAAAGCAAACAGTTTGACCTTACACGCTTGCCAAAAGTCTCAATGGAGAAACTTGGATCGATTGATATTGATGAAGACATCCAACGTGCATTAGATGACAAGCATTGTGCTAATCGCATTGCTGACCCAGGCTTGTTTGACCCGGCATTGCTACAAACAGCTCAGTGTATTAAAACTACCAAAGGTAAGTTTATTAGTATTGACAGTCAACATACTGTTAGTACAGTTGCCGCATTAATTGATGCTGGTCTAGTACCGGGCCACACTGACTGGAGAGAATTTGAATTTCCATTCCAATACATTGAAACTAATAATCTAGCCTATGCTCGACGTGCATTTAGTATTCTTAACGGCAAGGGCAAGAAAAAGCAGTCAGCATACCAACAGATGCGTAATAGTATCTTCATCGTGCGCATTGACAAAGACAAGTCTGATCAGGAAGACGTTGATCTTGAAAAGAAGGTTAGTGTTGCTGAAAAGTACGAGTGCTTTCCGGTTGAGACCGAAAGTGACTTGGCTAAGTATCCCGGAACATTTACTAACATTGCTACGTTTAAAACTCTTAATGATGACGAAGTAGAACAATCATGTGAATGGCACCATAAGTATTTTCACTACGAAAACGTTCACGTTAGTCTGTTCTTTGTGTTCCGTGACTTGTGCCGCCAGTTTGATAGTGCTAAGATCAAGTTGACTCCTAAGTTCCAAGAAGAACTAGCCGCAATGGTACAAAGTTGCTTTGGTAACTTGTCACAGTTCCAAGAGTCTGTTACAGAAGCACATCGCCGTTGGACTGTACAGCGATATGGTTATCAAGCCGCATGGGACGACGATGCCTATGCTTGTGCGTTGATTCAACTATATCAACATTTTGGTGGCAAGGAACGAGTCGCACCTACTTTACTTGACCACTTCGACGGACTTATTGAGTTTTTTGACCAAGACATTTTGAACCTAGCTGAATAATGTACTACCTATACCTAATCCAAAGCCCGTTTGGGCGTCCTGGGTTTGGCATCATGCAAACTCCAAAGGAACGCAATAAACAATACTGTTCACATATGGGCGGAATTGTTAACATGCGGATCTATGGAGGATTGAGAGCCCATGCTAAAGCATTGGAGCGAACAATTAAAACACAATATGTAGACAACATCTGGACTATTGATGATTGGGAAACAGAGTGGTTAAATGATACTGTGCCTATGATTCAGTTACAAGAGTATGTAGAAAGTTTAATTGCAGAGCGACACTTTAGACTAAAACTCATTGTGCCAGAGTGGAACTTTACACAAGACCTACCTGATTAAATACTAGCATGAGAATACTAGTAACCGGCCATGAGGGATTTATTGGCCGCAATATGCTTGCCTGGCTCAATCAAGAAGAAGGTTGGCACATTGACGGCTATGAATGGCATCCAACAGAACGTCCTGACGTAAGTGGCTATGACTGGGTAATACACCTGGGTGCTATTGCTGATATGACTTGTAATGATGTAGAAGCCATACTCAAACAAAACTACGAGTTCTCCCAGTGGTTGTTCAACGAGTGCAATTTGCACGGGGTAAACTTACAGTATGCTAGCTCAAGTAGTGTCTACGGTGATAGTAAAGACTTTAGTGAATATGCTCCTTGTCATCCACAAACACCTTATGCATGGTCTAAGTACCTCTTTGATCGTTGGTGGCCACAACAGAATGTAAACATATATGTACAGGGGTTCCGTTACTTTAATGTCTACGGCAAGTGGATGCATCTACGAGGCAAACGTGCCAATGCTATTGTCAAGTGGCGCACACAAGCCCGCAAAGAAGGCAAGATCACAGTATGGGAAAATGCTGAACATATCCGTCGAGATTGGACTTGGGTTGGTGATGTATGTCGTTTACACATAGACTTTATCAAAGAGGTTAACGGTTCCGGTATATGGAATTGTGGTGCAGGGTTAACCCACAGCTTTCTAGATATTGCAGAAGAAATAGCAGAACAAGAGAGTGTAGAGTTAGAGTTTGAACCTGTGCCAGATGCTGAAAAACAGCGTATGCGACACACTACAAAGGCTGATCTAACCAAGTTAAAAGCCACTATAGGCAAGCGTAAATGGTTAAATGTATTTGAGTTCTTAGCCCAGTAAGAACAATAAATACATAACTATGAGAGCAAAAGAATTCACCACCGAAGGTGCCATCGGCACACACCCTAAACGCCCGGCTCGTCCTGGAAGCCGTCCTGATCGAGGGCATACTACAGAATCTCGATATAAAACAGTATGTGAATACTGTGGTACATCACACGATAAAGTTTTAGACGAGCATGGTAAAGCATCACGTGAACTATGTAAAAGTTCTAAGCCCGACGCAGACTTAGGTGCTAGTATGCTGTCAAGTTGTAAGTCACAAGGCCTACGTGCCCGTGATGGTGAGAAATCACATAAGCTAGGCAAAGATAAAAAGAGTCGTATTAAAGTAGGAGGGCACCGTATCAAAGGACAGAAGTACGGAGGTCCCTTGCCTGACTGGAGTTAATATGCGATTCAACGAATTTAAAAATGTTAACGAAAACCTAGATAATATACTTGGCGCTATAATGGGCAAAGCTGGTATAGATATCACAGCTGGCAATAAGACAACAGATGCAAATAATATATCTATGGATGTAAATAAGCCAGCCAGCGATACAACATTTAAAGCTCATCCAGGGATAACATTACGAACATCAACAGGCATTGAAATGCCTGCAAACGGCTCACTAACTAGCCCATTTGGACAACGTGCAAGAGGCATGCATTGGGGAACTGACATTGCAGTACCGGTTGGAACACCAGTCAAAGCTCCTGAAGATTGTTTTGTTGGATCTATTGACAACAATAGTATAGCCGGATTACATGTTAATTTAACTGATGGTGCCGGACGATTAAAACATCGACTATTACATTTGTCACAAGTAAAAGTTAAACTAGGACAACTGGTTAGAAAAGGCGATGTAGTAGCACTGAGCGGCAACAGTGGAAATTCTACTGGTCCTCACTTACACTGGGAAAAATATGTTGCCGGCCGTCCAGTAGACCCAATGAAGTATATAGGATAATTATGCGATATTCAGAATTTAAAAAGATCAACGAGGACTTAGACGGCATACTTAATGCCATCATGGGTAAAGCTGGAGTAAACGTTGCGGCCTTCAATAAAACTGAGACTGACAAACTAGCTGCCGCTGACAAGCCAGCTACTCCTAGTACGGAAAAGCCAACTACTCCCAGTACGGAAAAGCCAACTACTCCTAGTACTGAAAAGCCAACTACTCCTGAACCCCAAACATCAGTCACAGTGTCAAATGGTTATACTCCTAAAGGTGCCACACCAGAACAAATGAAACAGTTTGGTCCTAGTTCTAAAGACAAGATCAACTGGAGAGAAATGCGTTCTTACATAGCAAACAAGCTAAGTTTTAACCATGCAGTCGCTATGGTAGTAAACTGTAAATGGGAAAGCGGTTGGCAACCGGGTCGTTGGGTACACAGTGATGCTAGCCAAGGACCAAGTGGTGGATTGTTTATGTTTCACGATCTTACCTTTAGTGGTAAGGGGTTCTTTAGTTCAATGGCGCAAGCCTGTGGCGGCCCCGGCAAGTGGCAAACTAACTGGCAAGGACAAATTGATTTTGCCTTGTCATCACGTATAGGAAAAGGGCCAGCATTTGCCGCTAGAACATTTAAATCACCTGAAGAAGCAACGTACTGGTTTTGCGTAGAGTTTGAACGTCCACAAGATAAAGAGGCAAAGGGAAGAGAACGTGCCAAAGAAGCGCAACTCTATAGTAAGTAACAATAAATATCTCATATGAATATTGTTGGTAATTTAATAATCGCGCCGCCTGCTGTAAAAGGTAACTTCTGGCACAAGACTGTTATCATGGTAACAGAACATCACTCCCAAGGCAGTGTAGGACTAGTGTTGAACAAGCGTAGTCAAATGAGCATTGTAGAGTTTGGTGAACAACTAGGACATCAAGTTGATGTTCCTGGATTTGTTTATCTAGGTGGCCCTGTTAATGTTAAGAGCCTGAGCTTCTTACACAGTAACGAATGGACCTGCAAGAACACAATGCAAATAAACGATGAGTTTAGTATAAGTTCAGCAGATGATATATTACCTAGACTAGCTATGGGAGACCGCCCGGAGCAATGGCGTTTATTTTTGGGCATGTGCGGTTGGAGTCCGGGGCAGTTAGTTGGCGAGATCAAAGGTCAAACCCCCTGGAATGAAGAAACAAGTTGGTGTTTGGCCAGTGCCGATTACGAACTAGTATACGGGTCAGACACTAAGGATCAATGGTGCAATGCCCTTGATCGAAGTGGTTTAGAGTTCGCTCAAAGCATATTGACGTAAATACAAATTGAGCGTACAATGTACACTTAACTGGTTGGGTCTGTAAAACACAACACAGAAAGAGGTTCAAAGTGGCAGATACTTTAGTATTAAATGCAGACGGGTTGCCGGTAAGCGTCCTTCCGTTAAGCACAATCACATGGGAAGAGTCAATCAAATACATGGTTTTAGACAAGGCCGATGTATTGCTTTATCACGAGAATTGGATTGTGCATTCAGCCCGTTGGGAAACCCAAGTTCCATCAGTTATCATGTTACGTGAGTATATGAAGCCAAAGAACGCAGTACGTTTCAGTCGGGCTAATGTATACCTACGAGACAGTGGCAAGTGTCAATATTGCAGTACAAGTATTGAACGCAAAGAAGCAACGCTGGATCACGTGATTCCAGTTAGCCAAGGTGGCAAGACCACATGGGAAAACACATGTACAGCGTGTGCTCCATGTAATGCGGCCAAGGCCGACAAGACCAAAGGATGGAAGCCTAAAGTCAAACCTTACAAGCCCGACTTCTATGATCTTGTAAATAAGCGCAAGAAACAAGAATTCAATGTGAGGTTCGAAGAATGGTTACAATTCATCCGGTAAAGCGTTTCCTATGGAAAGTCCTAGGATTCATTAGTTTAGGTATGGCGTATGTTGGGTTAATTACACCCGGCATACCCTACAGTATTTTTGTAGTGGCCGCCGCCTATTGTTTTGCCAAAGGTTCGCCTAAGATGCACGCCTGGCTATACAATCACAAACTGTTTGGCCCGTTCCTAACCAACTGGAATACCAAGCGTGTATTCCCTAATAAGATGAAATACTTCATGCTAGCCATGATGACATCAAGTTTGCTGATCATGTGGTTTACAGGGGTTAAACCTATTGGTATATTAAGTACAGGCATCTTCATGTTGTTTGTAGCAGTATGGGCGTGGCGCTGGCCTGGCAGTGTAGAAGAACACGACCAACGTATTGCAGAAGGCCGCAAGATAGGCTGGTTTAACAATAATTTCTAATAAATACTCTGTTAACACGGAGTTTATATGAAGAAGCTATTAGCAGTATTATTGTTAGTCCCAGTACTAGCATTTGCACAAAAAACACCCCAAGGCGTTACATATGACGCACAAATTATCAGAGTAACGGATGGCGATACAGTTGTTATCGCCGCACCCTTTCTACCTGCACCCCTTAAGCCCGAACTTGCGGTACGAGTCTATGGAGTCGATACTCCGGAAAAAGGATTTAGAGGTCAATGCGACAGCGAAAAGCAACGTGGTGAAGCCGCTTCCGTTTTCACTAAAGGTCTCATTAATGCCAGCCAACAGCGACAAGTCATTCTATATGGTTGGGATAAATTTGGTGGTCGTGTTTTGGGCGACCTCATTCTAAACGGACAGAGCTTACGTGCTCAATTAATTGCTAACGGATTTGCGAGAGAATATTATGGTGATGCTAAACAAAGTTGGTGTAACTGATGAACCCTAATGACTACCCAGTATACCCAGAGGACGATGGATATGATAGACCGCGCAACCCTTACAGTCCTGTGTAATAAATTTATCACAGGCCTAGCCATTTATGGTATTGGCATGAGCCTAGCTTATGCTGGATACATTGGACAAACTTATGATACAAACTATGATTGGTGCGATCCTAGATTCTGTTGCCCACCGGAGAATAACAAATGAAAATATCTGAGATCATTAGCGAGGTTTTAGATATAACTGGGCCTGCACCTGAGACTAAGTGGCATACCAGTAAGGACAGCGGTAGTACAGTAGCTAAGTGGACAGATGATACTGGTAAAGAAATACAAACTGTGATATCACCAATCCACTATTCCTCCCCACAAGCAAAAGATGGCGTTAGTGTAGAGTTTAATAGAAATAAAAACTTTGATATCTCCGGCGACAGTAGTGGTGCAACGCCAAAGATTCTAACAGGAGTAGTTCGAAATCTCAAACATTACCTTGATACAAGACCAGATATAAATTCACTTTATTTTACCAGTGTAGAACCTAGTAGAACTAAAGCATATCTACGTATGATAGATCGACTGGCACCAACAATGGGGTTAATAGGTACTCGCATAGCAGATGGCCCTGATGGAACCAGGTTTGCCCTTACTAGAGCTCAACCTGCCCAAAAACATGTGCCGTTAGTTAACAAAGAGAAAAGTCCAAGCGCATTACCAACTCCGCCGTTGCCAACAAATCAGAATAGCGGCAATTTTACTAACAGAATGACTAGCGGTGGTGGCATGGGAAGCCAGCGCCTTGATCGTAATCTAAACCCAATGAAACTTCCAAATACTTAATATGAAAATATCCGAATTACTTAACGAAGACTGGAACAAGGTCAACAAGAAAGACAAGACAGATGGTCTAAGTCAAAAAGCTGTCAATGCTTATCGCAGAGAGAATCCAGGCAGCAAATTAAAAACTGCTGTTACTACCAAACCTAGTAAATTAAAAGCTGGTAGTAAAGCAGCCAAGCGCCGCAAGAGTTTTTGTGCTAGGATGGGCGGCAACAAAGGTCCTATGAAAAAGCCTAATGGTAAGCCTACTCCTAAAGCGTTGGCCTTACGCCGCTGGAACTGTGAAAGCATTGAACAAATGCAAGAGTTAATCATGTTAGGCGAAACACACATTGCAGAATTGAAACAGAGACTGGATCCCAAATGCTGGAAGGGTAAACATAAAGAAGGCACCAAGATCAAAGGCGGTGTTCGTGTTAATAACTGTGTACCTAACGAAAGTGTATCGGAAAGCGAAAAAAAACGCTGTCTACAATGTGGTATGACTAACTGTAGCTGTAAACCAGGTACCTGTAAATGTAAACCTATTGCTGGTTGGGTTCCGGGCAAAGGATTTAAGAAAGCAATAGATGAAGCCGCCCTAGAAGAAAAATGGACACAGAAGTATAAGAGCTCAATCAACTGTGCTAGCCCTAAGGGATTCTCTCAAAAGGCGCATTGTGCAGGTAAGAAAAAATGAGAGCTAGTGATTTTGAAATCAGCAACTATTCTAAGTTAGATGCAATATTATCTAAACTCTGTGACCTAGTTGAAAAAGGACAATCCAGTAATAAAGATTATGGTATGGTTGCGTCTGCTGTGTTAGATCCCAATAACAAATTAGTTGCTAGATTAAATCGTCCTGCTAGCAACGGAAAAAGAATTCATGCAGAACGTGCTGCCATGGAAGCATATGAGAAACAACATGGTTCAATTCCAAGCGGCAGTATTATAATCACTACACTGAGTCCTTGTGATCAAACACATACGGATGAGCGTTATGGTGAAAGTTGTACCAATGTTGTGAATCAATCTAATGTAAAGAAAGTCTACTGTGGATATATAGATCCTACAGAAAAAGAAGATGATGACGCAAGACAATTTACTCTGTTAGAAACAACAGATTCATCATTACGAGATAAGTGTAAGAAATTTGCCAGTACATTTTTAGATAATGTAACTGAAAGCATAACACCTAACACTATACACAAATTGGCAGACCGTAAGGGCGTTAAATGGGATAATGAACCCAGTTTCCTTCGTCTTACCAAACGATTAACGGGCAAAGAGCACTTGGATGACTTAGACCAATCAGAGTTACAACAAGTTAAAAAACATTTAGAGAAACAAAGTGTGACTGAAGGCTTGAAATAAAATGAGAGTGCAAGAATTTACTCCACGTAAATTAGTTATCTTTGACATAGATGACACCCTAGTTCACACACAAACAAAAGTTCATGTTGTTAAAGACAGGCGGGTCATTAACAGTCTAAACAGCCACAATTTTACACACTACAAATTACAAGACGGTGAGAAGTTTGATTTTGGAGACTTTGCCAATGCAAAAGAATTCTTCAACAATGCTAAACCAATCATACCTATGCTTAATCAACTTAAGAATGATATTGCTACAGGCAATAAAGTTGTTATGGTTACTGCCCGTGCTGACTTTGATGACCGCGAATTATTCTTAGACACGTTCCGCAAGTATGGTGTTGACATGGGCAAGGTCCATGTTTATCGTGCAGGTAACATGCAAGGTAAGATGCAAACAGAAGAAAAGAAAAAGATTATTATACGTGATTTATTAAACAAAGGCAATTATACCAAAGCTATTATGTACGATGATGCTGTGCCTAATTTGGAATCATTTGTAGAACTCAAAGATGAATATCCACAAACTAAATTCTATGCGTGGCAGGTGAGCTTAGAAGGTGAAGCAAGTGAGTATCACCGTACTAATGAAGATCAGACTTTAGAAGAACGTAAGAAAAAACGCAAACCTCGCAGAGCCGCATATGGTCCTAGTCTATATGGTGGTTACGGATATTTCTCAAACTATGGCAACAGCGACAGTAGTGGAGACGCTGGTGGCGGTGATGGTGGCGGTGGAGAAAGCATTAAGAATGAAAACTTTGCTGATGGAAAGAATCCCCAAGACAAAGGCGATGCCAAACGCCACGGTGTCAATACCAAAGCATCAGTAAGTAGCTTGCGTAAAACTGCCAAGCAAGGTGGACGCAAGGGACAACTAGCACACTGGCTAGCCAATATGAAAGCAGGAAGGGCAAAAAAGAAATGAAAAAACTATTATTGATTGCGGCATTTTTAAGTTTAACAGGCTGTGCCAGCATTATGGAATACATTCCCAGCAGTTGGGATGTTAATCAAGCCAAGAGCATAACAGATATACAACAACAGGTTAGACACTTTGATTGTAAAACAGACTTGAAACCACAAGTTGATCAGCTGGCCAAGAATGTAGAATGGTTTGACATCTACAGTCAGACCAAACCCACACGTGACATAAACAAACTAACAGGCACTATCAAAGATACTGTTAAAGAATTGCAAGAGCGTGTAGCCAAAGGTCCGGTGAGTCCATTATACTGTGACCTAAAGAAGAAGATTATACAACAACAAGCAGACATACTGGCTAAATCAGTACAAGGGAGATTCTAATGAGTGCATTAGCAGAGTTAATGAACAGTGGTAACACTTGGGCCGCAGAACGTGCCCAGTATGCACTACAAGTACACCAAGCTGTGGGTGCTGGACAACTAAGCGCCAGCGAAGCCAAAGAGATCTTACAAGATTTAATCAGTACAGATAAACTAGAAGAAGCGGCCGCCGACCAACAAGCCCGTGCCGCTTTGGTATTTGGCGTTACTCAATTAATTTCCCTTTATTAGTCAAATCTAGTTGACCTTACGGTCGTTATAGTATAAAATATACTAAAGGACTGACAATGACAAGATTAACAGGTATTGTAACTAAAGGTTGGGGCAGTGAAGAGATTTGGGCAACCAATGACAAATACTGTAGTAAGTTTATGCACTTCAATCAGGGTGCAAAGTTCAGTATGCACTTTCATAGTGTCAAAGAAGAAACTTGGCGGGTAATGAGTGGTAAGTTTATGCTTAGATTTATTCAAACTAGTGATGCAAAAATCTTTGAGTATGAAGGAATTGCCGGAGATGTATTCCATATTGCACCGTTACATCCTCATCAAATAGTTTGTTTAGAAGCCGGCACAATTCTGGAAGTGTCAACAGCAGACAGCGTAGAAGACAACTATCGAGTAATGCCCGGAGATAACCAACGTGAGCCAACCTAATATTATCTGGACCGGTGGAGGTTCGGAGATTGGATCTAAATGTGTAGTTGGATTGGACCGTGACGGTGTTATCAACGAGGACCTTGGCACATACTGTTTTAAAGCTGATGCATTTAAACCCATTCCTGGTAGTATTGAAGCCATGGCTGAACTGCGCCGTAAGGGTTATAAGATTGCAATCATCACTGATCAAGGCGGCATTGAAAAAGGATTGTTTACAGAAGCAGACGTAGATGCAGTCCACGACTACATGTATGAACTGTTAGGACAAGCAGGATGCTTTACTATTGATGCATTGTACTACTCTGCTAGCAGTCGTAAAGATGATCCGTTTGCTAAACCCAACACGGGCATGTTCAAACGCTGTGAGAAAGAAAACAAAGCAATCAAGTTTAAAGAAGGTTACTATGTTGGCGACAAGATGAAAGATCTCAAAGCCGCAGTTCGTATGGGTGCTAAGCCTGTGTTAGTACGTACAGGATACGGTAAAGAAACAGAACAAGAGCTAGGTCGTTATTCAAATAAAGAAATCAAACGGCGTGTAGTAATATTTGATAACCTAGCACAATTTGTAGAGTCACTAGAATGAAAGTATTCGTTAACGGAACATTTGATATACTGCACTTAGGGCATCTTGCATTGATTGCCTATGCTCGTAGTCTGGGTGATACTGTGTTAGTAGGCATTGACAGTGACGATCGTGTACAATCACTTAAAGGTCCTAGTAGACCAATTAAGGGCGAGTTTGAACGTGCTTGCATACTGTCTGCACTAAAGGATGTAGAAGAAGTATGTATCTTTAATACAGATGAAGAGCTAATTGAATTAATAAAAGAATGCGATATAATGGTTAAAGGATCTGACTGGAAGGGTAAACCTATAGTCGGTGAAGAGCATTGTAAACGTATAGAATTTTTTGAGAGAATAAATGAATACTCGACCACTAACACAATTAAAGATATTACTAATCGGTGATGATTGCGTAGACACTTATGTCTACGGAACTGTTGATCGTATTAGTCCAGAAGCTCCCGTGCCGGTGTTTGAACCTAAGTATGAAATAGTCTTAGACGGCATGGCAGGCAATGTGCGTAAGAATTTGGAAGCGTTAGGATGTGATGTAAAATTTTTACACGGCAGTACTAGTAAGAAGAAGCGTATAATTGATCAACGTAGTAAACAACAATTACTTCGCATAGACAATGACACAGCTAGCGATCCTATAACAATTGAAAGTGAATTGCCGGCATACGATGCCATTGTGATAAGTGACTATAACAAAGGCGCAGTTACTTACGAACTAGTTGAAGATCTACGCAGTAGATTCAAAGGCCCAATCTTTATTGACACAAAGAAAACAGACCTAGCTAGATTCAACGGATGTTATATAAAGATTAACAAACTAGAGCATAAACGTGCTACAAGTTTACCCGACGACAGATGGCTAATTGTTACACATGGTAGTGATGGTGCAGTTTGGAACGGCTGGGTGTTCCCGGCAGAAGTAGTGGGCGATGTTACTGATGTCACTGGTGCTGGAGATACATTCCTTGCGGCATTTGCTTATGAGTATCTAATACAAGAATATGTACAAGCCGCAATTAAGTTTGCTATTAGAGCTAGCGGCATCACAGTACAGCATGTTGGAGTATATGCTCCACGGTTGGATCAACTACTATGATTGTCTTAACAGGTGCAAATGGGTTTATTGGAAGCGTTGTACTTGGTTACTTAAACAAACAAGGCATAGATGATATTGCCCTAGTTGAAATAGAACCTATACCCAGCCGCTACTTAGAAGGTAAGAAGTATAGATCGTTTAATGGTAACATTACAGATCCAACATGCGTTATACATATTGGCGCAAACTCTAGCACACTTGAAACTAATCAAGAAAGCATTAACTTAACTAACATAAGTCCAACTCACCATTGGAATACTATTTGTAAAGAGAATAACATTCCGTTTATCTTTACCAGCACTGCGGCAGTATACGGCAACGGTACTGGGCCATTAAACTTGTATGCAAACAGTAAACAAACTAGCGAACAAGACATGGATGGAGTTATACTAAGACTGTTTAATGTGTATGGTCCTAATGAATCACACAAAGGTCGTATGGCCAGTACTATCTATCATTGGTACAATCAACTGGTAGACACTAACACTATAAAGATATTTGAAAATAGCAACAACTATTGCAGAGACTTTATTTGGGTAGAAGATGTTGCCAAGACTATCTATCATTTTGTTAACAACTATAAACCCGGAACTTATGATGTAGGCACTGGATCTAGTTATAGCTTTGAGTCTATTGCAGATCTTATTATAAGCAATCATAAGAACGGGCATAAAGAATATATCCCTATGCCCAAAGATTTAAAAGCTCAGTACCAACTCAATACTCGTGCTGATGTTACTAACTTATACTCTGCCGGAGTAGATGTTGATAGCTTTCTAACTCCCGCAGATGGTATTGCAGAATATGTTAAGTACCTGTCTTCTCAAAGACTATTTTAAGTGCTTTAACTAGATCTTCAATCATTCCATCATCATGAAACGGAGTAGGCGCAAAACGTAATCGTTCAGTGCCTACATCAACTGTAGGATAGTTAATTGCCTGCACATAGATGTTGTGATCGTTTAATAATGCATCACTCATTGCTTTGGCACGTTTAGCATCTCCTACTAGTACAGGAACGATATGTTCACTAGCACATGGCATAACAGTAATGCCGGCAACACCTAAACGATGCTTTAGTTTACGAGCACGTTCTTGATGCTTTTCACGCACTTCATTATGATCCTTCAAATACTTGATAGCGGCCAATGCGCCAGCACAAGTAACAGGACTCATGCTTGTTGTAAAGATAAAACCAGCGGCAACACTACGAATAGCATCTGCTACAACAGCCTTACAAGCAATGTAACCGCCCTGGACTCCAAAGGCCTTTCCCAAGGTACCGTTGACTATGTCAACTTTGTCTTGTAGTCCCAACTGCTCTAACTTGCCAGCACCTTTCTCACCATACAGGCCAACAGCATGTACTTCGTCAATGTAGGTAATGGCTTTGTACTTTTTAGCTAACTCACATATCTCTTTAATATGTCCACAATCACCGTCCATTGAGTATACTGATTCAAATACCACACACGGTACATTGCCCTGTGCAAAACTGATCTTGAGTTTCTGATCTAGATCTGCTAAGTCATTGTGTTTAAACACAACTTTCTTAGCCTTACTGTGTTGAATGCCTACAATGATACTGTTGTGATTGTTTTCATCGCTGATGTATTCAATGTTGGGAATAATTTTAGCCAGAGCAATCAAGGTCCACTCGTTGGCCACATAAGCTGAACTAAACAACAAGGCTTTTTCTTTCTTATGTAAAGTAGCTAACTCGTGCTCTAGCGCCACGTGATAGTGACTGGTACCACCAATGTTTCGTGTGCCGCCTGACCCGGCGCCAGTCATGTCTAATGCGGTGTGCATGGCATCTAGTACTACCTTGCTTTGTCCCATGCCCAAGTAGTCGTTGCTACACCAGTTGGTTATGTTCTTAATGTTGTAAGGGCCATACCAAATAGCCTGTGGGAACTTGCCATTTTCACGCAGAATATCGTTGAATACACGGTATTTGCCGTTTTCTTTAAGATCTGTAATTAGTTTTTCGAATGGTTCGATGTTTATCATAGTAACGTATTTATAGCATAAATATTGTTAGAGGATACAAATAATGGCCCTAAACGGAATATCAACACTGACAATACCAACTGGCTTAACAGCAACCAGTTTTAACGGGGGCGGCGCCAGCAGTTATCTAGTGGCAGTGGGCACGTTCAACTATGACGCATACGGAGTAGGAACCCTAGCCACTAGAAAAGACAGTGGCACCTTAGACACTTACATGGCACAGGTAATTGCCCTGGGTGCTGGTGCTAGGAACTGGACTTTTGTGCCAGCCAACGGCCAACCCAGTTTTACAAGATCAATGAACCAACCTGATGGCACAGGTGAATCCAATGATCCTAGTGAGTCTGGTGTTGACATTTGGACTATCACCACAGCAAATTCACTAGCCCTTGCAGGCAGTGGTGCTGGTGAACTTAATACATCGTTAATTCCCAACGGCACATCATTTGTCATATACGCAACTGAGTTAGGTGGCGGCGGCGGAGCAGACAAAGAGGCTAGGCAGATTGCTAAACTTGACATAGCTGAAGCTAAACGTCAGGGCAAGGTAGTTGCTAGAGATGGCACCATTACTGGTAGTTTAGATGCTACCAAACCGTACTATCGTGCTAAAAATACTTACGATCTTGCATTTTTGCCAACACAATATGATGGTACCGATATTGTTGACAACGCCAACACCAGCGGATTATTACAAGGTCGTCCTTGGTACGATCCAAACACCGAAGCAACATACAACGGTGAAGTTATTGAAGTAAGCCCAGGTATATGGCGTACTAACTATGAAGGTTATCATTATGAAAGTGCTAACTTCTTTGATACTGCTGCCTTAAAGGCTGCTCCTAATAACTTTGACGCTGCTGACAATGACATCAACGAACCAGACCTACCCAACTCCACTAGTATGATGCTGAAAGGTTACTTACGAGTAACATACACTGGCAACTACACAATATATTTGAGTTGTGATGACGGTGCTTACTTGTGGTTTGGCGACAATGCTATTACCAACTGGCGAAGCGGTGATACATTAACTAACGTGATTATATCAAACGGCGGTCTACACGGCGAGAGTGAAGTGTCAACTACAGTCGCTCTAACAGCAGGCACATACATTCCCTTGCGTGTGATGTTTGGTAATGGTCCAGACGGTCCAGGAGTGCTAACTGTCAGTTATGAGTATCCAGGACAGGCCAAGACATCAGACTTTACTGGTAAAATCTTTTACAGAACTTCCACTAACGGCTTCTAATAAGTACATATATGAAGATTAAAGAACTCCTAACTGAAAGTCTAAACAAGAAGGATACCTATCCAATCCTATTGGACTTTATCCGTTTTGCCGCCAAAGACTTAGAGCTAACCAGCTTGCCTAAGTTTGACTTTGTGTTTGATAACAAAGAGTCTATGGAACGTAGAAGCTTTGGTGGATATGCTCCGGGCGACGAACATATTACTATCACAGTAAAGAATCGTCACATCATGGATGTATGCCGTACATTAGCACATGAACTTGTACACTACAAGCAAGACTTAGACAATGAGCTAGAAGATGATGAAGCAGGATCTACAGGATCACCACAAGAAAATGAAGCCAATGCCCGAGCGGCAGTAATCATGCGCAACTGGGGTAAAGCACATCCATCGTACTTTGGACAAGAAAGCGTTGCATGAGCTGGGGTTACCACTTAATATTAGATTGTAGCGATTGCAATCTAGAATCTATTACTGATAGAACAACTATTAATAATTTTGTTGTTACATTAATTGAACGAATTAATATGACAGCATATGGTAGTCCACAAATAGAACTCATGCTGGTTGGTACTGACAACGAAGGCTATAGTCTACTGCAAATGATAACAACTAGCAATATAACAGCACACTTTGTTAATTCAACAAAGGCCGCTTATATCGATGTGTTTAGTTGTAAGGATTTTGATACAAGCCAAGCAATACATACTGTAGAAGAATTCTTTAGTCCTACAAGTATAAAATCAAACCTAATATATAGACAAGCATAAAAAAGGACTCCGAAGAGTCCTTTAGTGTTTTTATAGTATCAACCTACTAAAAGCTATGCTTACTTCTTTGTGCCCGTATTAACGAACCCATAGAACTTTTCAGCCGCTTCCATGATCTTGTCTAAGCCTGGAAACTCTGGCATATCTACTCTGGTAACAACTTGACCAGTCTTTTCGTCTTTGGCCACTGACATTTCCCAACCGCGGAACTTTGAGTGGTATTCTTCCATAACAGCGTCTTTGGCCATGGACAGCACGTCTGTGCGGATCTCGTAACCGTTCTTGCTGAATTTAACTTCTGGTAGTTTTGGTGTTTCGAATTGTGACATAATAATCTCCTGTGTGTAATGTCTGTATTGACAGCAACTTTGCTGTCCATGTATTTATTATACAGTATACATAACTGTGTGTAAAGCTGAATGACTTATTAGCGAAACTTGTTTACTCTTTCTTCCACAAGTTTAACAACTGCATCACTCAGCACAACTTCATAGTGGTTACAGTCCACTTCCACCAGTTCCATGTCCCCATGATGCCGTTGACTGGCAATAGTTACCACACCATCGTTGGGCCCATGCATGAACGGACTTTGTCCTTTCACAGTAACAATGTTTGTCCACGGATGCTGTATCTTGATACGGTTGGCCTGCTTCATTACCCACGAACTGGGTCCAATGTCACGCATCAGTCTGCTGAATGGTAAAAAGTATTGAGCATAGTCCGCTACTTCAGCACCACCATATGGTGTGCTCAATGTAACAGCACCCTTAACGGACTCGGGCATTGAGTTGGCCAAATGCAATGCGTATATACCGCCCAAGCTGTGTGCAACAAACACTAGGTTCTTATAGTTTTGCAACGTTGACTGCATGTCTTTTAGATTGTTTTCAAACCCATTTCGACTGTCATAATTAAGGTCTAAGCCCGTGCCCAGTTTACTTTTAATATAGTTGAAGCTTTCGCTTGTGGCATTTGCTCCATGAATGTACACCAAGTTCATGCCAATATTTATCAGGTGTTGTACAGCGTCAAGCCATAGTGATGGCAATGAAAGCCAACATAAACATCAATACTGCTCCCACAATGGGTAGCACGATGTGTACGTGTTTGACCACTGATTCTACTGGATCATGCTCGTCCATTGTACACAGCTTTGGATTCTTCCACGCGACCTTGACGAGCAAGGCTAGCCGCATAACGTGCTTGGCCAAATGCTTCTAAAAATGACCAGATTGAGTTGATGATTGTTTTCATAGATAATTCCCTTTTTGAGAGTAGTTGAACTCGCGAACATAGTTTTCGAGTTGAGCGGCATCGGTAATGCCTTTGTCTGCTAGATAAGCATCTAGACTTGATTGATAACTGCTACCTGGGAACATTTCACTTAAACGTTCCAGTATAGACTGCATCTTTTCTGATAGATATTTCATTTTGCTTTCCTGTGTGTTGGTGTAGTTACTCATGGTTTCTACTTAGTATTTAGCAAGTATACACGGCACTGCAACATTTACCAAGTTAATTGATATTATTATTCAATCCGTGTATACTATAAATACACTTGGAAGAATAAAAATATGCGTAAAAGTACCAGATCAATTTTGCAGGAACTTAGCGACCTAGGTATCAGTCGAGACACTGACCTAGTAGTTGAAAGCCGCGGTTCAAACATAATTCAAAGTGCTATTAATCTAATTAATCTCATCAAGGAAAACTACGACATTGAAACTGCCGCCGAACTAGAACGCCGCTTTATCAACAGCATTAAGTCTGGTGATGGCACCAAGTTCAAGCGTGGCATCAAACGTATACAGGAAGATAAAGAATGAGCGGTAATGCCCTTAAAAAGCTAGGAATTGACTACTTAGAAAACAACCCAACTAAGGGTGTGCTAGTACGTTTATCACCTAAGCAGTTCTTGCAAGTTAAACAAGACCTACAACCAGTACTTGACGGCATTGGTGATGCAGGCTTCTGGAGAGCAGGCGGCGCAGGCTCGTTTGATCCAGAACATAGATATGCTAGCAAAGGTACCACAAAGATCGACTCTGGCGATATTGATATATTCTTAGATACAGATAAGATTAAACAAAAGTTAAACTTAGATCCTCAAATGGATGACGGTGCTGTTCGTAAAGTAGTAGCACAACAAATGTCACAGCAATATCCAACATTGCAAATAGGTAAGAACGTACACATAGGCTATCCTATGGGACAAGACATTCAAGGCTTGCCGGCGTACTTTCAAGTAGACTTGATGACCATGGCTAATGCACACGAAATTGGCCAGCATCACGAGCATGACTACTCAGTTAAAGATAGCCCATACGGAGGGCAAGATCAGCAGTTTGCACTGAGCAGTTTAGTTAACACGATTCCAGGACATCCTCCCAAGACATTCCAGTACAACGGATTTGGCGGTGCTTTACAAGATCGTAGCACAGGTAAAGTAATTACACACAACATTGATAAAGTAGCGGAGATTGTACTGGGCAAAGGCGCAACTGCTGAAATGTTAGGCAATGTTGAAAGCATGATTCAAGCAGTAGGCGGTATTGATAGCCCTAGATTAGAACAATTCCGTGATGACATGGCTAAAAAGTACCCTCATCTTAAGGAAGGTACTGTAGATTGGTTTAAAAACATCCGTCAAAAATTGGCGATTTGAACTAGTTTTTAAACTCAGATACTAAATACATATACAAAGCTCGCAGAGTGCGAGTATTTGATAAGCATATTCAGAGGAGATTATTATGCCATCATTAGTCGGAAACACAGTAGCCGCAAACTACTTAAAAACAACACCAACCACACAATTTGGTACACGCCAACTTAGCGTATTAAACATCGCTATCGCTGATGTATTTGTTGATCACGCATTAGCAAACAGCTTGTTCAGCAAGTCAGTTCGTGCATTGCAACAAACAGCTGAAGTATGGGCAGTGTTTACGCCAGTAGACGCTGGAACAGACAGCTTCAATGTTATCATTGCAACTGACACACAATACGTTGGTGATACAGAAACTAGCCGTACAGCAATTCCATCAGGTGGTTTAGCACCAACTGCAAACTTTGGTATTTTAGAAACAGCAATCGCAGCCGGTAACGGTGGTGTAGCCGCTACAGTTACAGTAGTAGCTGGTTGTGTTGCTCCATTTAGCGGTTAATTAGTTTTATTTCTCAGGGATGGGAAGACTAAGCCTACTTTCACAGTAGGCTTTTTTACGACGGTTAAATACTACCATGGAATACAAATTATACACCCTCGTAGATATTACGCACACTGGACAATACAGACCTGAAGCAGGCAAAGAACATGCACGTTGGAAGGAACAAAACTTCAACACGGTATTGCAAACACTGGGAATTAGAGCCAACGTAGCATTTGCATACAATCCCGAAGTGCTAGAAGTCAAGGGCAAAATTATAGGCTTTGACACTGATGAAGTTATTAGAGTATGGCGCTTTGACTTTGGTACAGAACGTGACTTCTTGTTTGAAGCAGACGGCGACCCAGTTGGCAATTTAAAAGAAGACTTTAACTTGATACCCTATATACAAGGGCTAGACGAGTTAATGGAACAGCACTATGCAGTTTTTGTCACAGGCGGGCCCGGACGTAATATTGTTTTTGCCAAAAAGTGACTAAATAGAGTACTAGGCATAGCATTACCCATTAGGCATTCAATCATACACTAGGCACATGACTCGGAGCGAGTCCCTGACTTATAACATTGGAGATGCCATGATGGCTACAGTAACAGAGCGAGTAAGCGTACTTGAGACAAAAGTTGATAACTTTAATGAAAAGTTTGATGATATCCGCCAGGACATCACAACCAATCAAACTTCGTTAGTTGGAACACTTAGAGAGATGCGTGATGCATCAACTAATCAGCATGCCGAGATGGCAGAGAAGATTAAAGATCTACAGCAGATCAAAGACAAGTGGATGAAATACGGAATGATAGCATTAGCATTTGCCGCTGGTGCAGGATGGATTGGTAATCCTAGTATGGCAACACTTTTAAAATTTGTCGGTTTATAATCTGTTAAATAATGACAAATGCAGATCATAGAATTCGAAGAATCAATCAACCCAGTCGTATACCACGACAATCTTAACCCAAAAATCTGGGAAAACAATAAACTAATAATCGAAGTACGCTATAAGCTCATGGCAATAGCCATGCACTTTGCCAAGTTCCTTAATGTACCTAAGTTGAACTTGAGAGATATTACCATTAGCGGAAGTAATGCGGCCTACGGGTACGCTGAAAGCAGTGACTTAGATCTACACCTTGTTGTAGATATGCCGCGCAACCAAGTTGCACTGGGCGAGTTGTACTCTGCTAAGAAAAACGAATATAACTTCACACACGACATTAAGATCAAAGGCATTGATGTTGAGTTGTATGTACAAGACGTACAGCAACCGCATCGTTCAGCTGGAATCTATAGTTTACTAAATGATAAGTGGTTAAGTAAACCAAAACATCAACCTCCTACAATTAGAGATGCAGATGTTACTAAAAAAGCTAGAAACTATGCTAGCAGAATTAACCAAGCGATGCGCTCAAATGACTTAAATACTTGTAAGGAAACTATGTCTGAAATTAGACGCTTACGACAAGCTGGCTTAGAACAAGGCGGTGAGTATAGTGTAGAAAATCTAGCATTTAAACTGTTACGTGCTAGAGGTAAAATTGATAAGTTCAGACGTTACATAAACAAATTACAAAGTGCTGAATTAAGCCTTGGAGAATATAATGAAAGTTAAACAAATTGTTAAACCTTTAGTACCAGGAAAAACAATGCCAGTGCCAGAAGAAATGCCTTCTACTACCGGCAATGACCAAGAAGGTACTATTGTAGCAAGTGACGACAAAAGTATTACGGTTCAAATGCCAGACGGCACACAAATCAAGAAAGACTTGCTTGGTGCTATTACACAAGATGCCCAAGGCAACGATGTGTTTAACATGACAACACAGCCGGGCAGTCCAACAAATCCAACTACACAACAAACACCTCAACAACGTCTAGCCGCTGGTACAAAGATTGCAATAAGTAATCAAGCCCCACAACAGACTATGGGAGCTCCTGCAAGACCAATGGCGGAAGAATTAGAACCATCTAACAGTTCAAATACAGTTAATGCAATCAAAAAAGGTGCGCAACTATTTGCATCGGATGGCGACCCTATTGAAATCACCAGCACTAGAAAAGAAGTTGATCAGGCATACATTGCAGATCCGGCTAATGCAGGTAACAGAATGGGTTATGTTGTTTTTAAAGGCAAAAAATATCTAGCATTAAACACTGGACACAAATGGAAAATTGGGCCAAACGCATTTGCTGAAATCACAGGCATAATGCATCTGCCTGCAACAAGAAATCCTGCTCCAAGTTTTGACAGCAGGAGCCAACCGTTACCACAGCCAAACCAACGCATGAAACCATCTGAGATACACAAGTTAGAAGAATCAGATAATGCACTGTTAGACAAGATGCTAACTATTGCAGGCCTAAGATGAAAATAAACGAATTAATTAACGATTTTACAGTTTGGACTACTAACGAAGAAGCAGAACTACTAAAGAAGTTAAAGACTCCCATCAAACTTAGTCAGCTCGATGAACACGATCAGTTCAGAGTTGAGGCCATGATCCGCAAAAGTTTGGTAACTAAAGTAGGGATGGATAATCCTACGGTAGTTGCAAATGAAAAAATTTAATAAAAAATCAAACAAAAAACAAGTAGTAAAAGAGCTAGCTGAACACTTTCAGACTGAGCTTGACCGCAAGTTACCTATAACTGTATTGCCAGGCGGCGCCGCAGTTTATAAGAACTATCTAATTAAACAAAATAGTGCCGGTATCTGGTGTATGTACAATTATAGAAATCAAACACTAATTGAACAATACTTCCTTAAAACCTGTGCCCTAATGGCCGCTAAAGCATACAGTACAACTAGCTTAGACAAGTTTTTTGAAATCAAACGTTTAGACAATAGGTACTGGTCTAACTACTGCGATAATCAAGTATATCGTAATAACATTAAAACTGCAAAAGAATTTGACCGATATGTGATCTTGTTAAATAAACTAGAAGACAGCGAGCAAAAGACCCAATATTACAAAGAAACAATTTCACGTATGTTTAAGTGGTCGTTCGTATAATGAAAAGTATAAATACACTATAAGATTTCTAGGAATAGATCATGCAAATTAGAGAATTGTCAAAACCCATTACAAGCAAACAGCTTAACGAAAGCCTAGCACAGAAGTTTGGCTATAAGATTAACTTTGAGCAGTTTAGCGATGTACAATTAGAAGACGCACGTAACAAGTTGCGCACACGTTTAAGTCAAATGGAACTATCAGAAAGCTATGAATCTGTTCTTGAAAGCGCACAATATCAAAAAACACGTTTGATGCTAGATTGCATCAACCAAGCTATCCTAGAGCGTGATCAATTAGCAGAAAGCACTTGTTCAGAGTGTGATTGTAGCCCATGTGAATGCGACGAAGAGGAAGATAAAGAAGAAAAGCCTATGAAAACTAAAGCAAAAACAAACGAAAGCAACAACATCACAGCATTTATCCGTCACCGTGCTCGAAAGTCGGCAGTGCCAGATAGCTGGATTGACTCAGCACTTAGCAGAATGAGATTAGGCGAATCAGATACAGAAGAACTTAAGGCAGAACTGTCATTACGTTATGACCTAAATGAAGCACAAGCAAGTTGGATCCTACTAGAAGGCGAAGAAACTAAAGCTGAAACTATTATGGCTACTAAAGATATGGTAGACCGTATTACAGGCTGGCTAGAAGATGTTGCGGCTATGAAAGCAGAACAGCTACTAGAACTATTAGACTCTATAAGAGAAACCCAAGGCAGTGACGTTGCACAACGTTACCAAGATTCAGTTAAGCCGGCTCTAGAGGCAATTTATACATCATTAGAAACAAGTCGTCAAGGCTTGTCAAGCGCATTAGCAATTGTATCAGGTGGTGAGGCTCCTACAATGGGCACACCAGCAGGCGGAATGGGCGGGTTGCCAGGCGAAGAACCAGCAGGCGGACTACCAGAACTACCAATGCCACCAGCACCAGGCGGTGAGCCAGGCATGGACGAAGAAACACCAATGTCGGCAGAAGCAGGCAGAGAAAAGCGTGAGTCGGTAGACTACAGCCGTCGTTTAGGCATGTTACTCAACTCAAAAAAAAAGTAATAGAAACAATTGAACCGTTAGATAGGCTCCTTTTTACAACACAAAGCGCAGCCGATAATCAAGGTACCGCATCACAACTGACTTGGGTTGCCCTTAGAAATATGGGCATCCCAATTTCTTATAGAACGTTTGCTCGTCGATGGGAACAAGAAGCAAGTCTTCCGCCCGAGCAACAAACATTGCACAATAAAGTAGACAAGTTTGACGGTGTTGGCTTAACGCTCAAGACAGATGCTAACACGGATGAACCTGTCCAACAGCAAGATGCTGGCCAAAGTGAAGTTAGCAAAATGGCTATGAGTGCTACTAAGCGTGGTGATTTGGCTTAATAACTAATTGACACATAGGGCTATTTGTAGTAAAATAGTCCTATGACCTTACTCAAAGAACGATATGACTACACTCCCTTAAACAGGGAAAGCGTAGAAGGCAAGCGTTTATACGCCACGCCAGACGGAGGTAAACTACCATCCGTTACAACAATCCTAGACAAAACTAAACCAGCAGAAAAAGTTGCCGCACTACAAGCATGGCGCAGAGCTGTGGGTGAAAAGAAAGCCACTGAGATTGTTACAGAAGCCGCAAGCCGTGGCACACGTATGCACAAGTATTTAGAAGACTACATTGTGCAAGGTACGCTTAATGATCCGGGATCAAACCCATATAGTGTGCAAAGCCACAAAATGGCCAAACATATTATTGAACACGGGCTTAAGAATGTTGATGAAGTATGGGGAGTAGAAGTTGGACTTTACTATCCCGGTCTATATGCAGGAACTACTGATTGTGTTGGACTTCATTTGAATGAAGGCGCAATCATGGACCATAAGCAAACCAACAAGCCTAAAAAGCATGAGTGGATTGAAGACTACTACTTGCAAATGGTCGCTTATGCACTTGCGCACAATAAAGTACACGGAACTAATATACAAAAAGGTGTAGTGTTTATGTGTGTAAAACCACCAGAAATTACGCCCATGATATGGGGAGATCCTGCTTATCAAGAGTTTATCCTTACTCCGGACATGTTTGGGCATTGGGAAAAGCAATGGTGGAACAGAGTGGAACAGTACTACCGAGAAAACTGATAAATATCCCATAAGAGGATATTATTATGGCCGTAGTGCAAATTAGCCGTATTCAAGTACGTAGAGGAAAATCGCTTGGTGGTACAGGTTTACCGCAACTTGCGTCTGGTGAACTAGCTTGGTCTCTAGACACCCAAGAACTATACATTGGTAACGGCTCAGTTGCGGAAGGTAGCCCGGCTGTTGGTAATACTAAAATACTAACAGAACGAGATCTTACTGTTAGAGGTAATTTACTCAACCTACTATACCACATTTATAAAACCAATGACCCTGCTATTTCAACAGGGCCAACACGTAATGATCCGGTTAGTCGTTCAACACAAGATCGTTTAGATGATCGAGTTACTGCCGCTGACTTTGGTTCAAAAGCAGATGGTGCAGTAGATGATACTGCGGCACTACAGCGAGCTATAGACCAATTGTTTTTAAACCCAACTAGTCCATCTAGTATTAACACAGCAGACGGTACCAGTACTCGAGTAGTATTAGAGTTAGGGCCCGGCATTTACAAAACTACTGAAACATTGTACATTCCTAGTTATGCAACTATTGTTGGCTCTGGTCCGGACAAAACTATTATTAGTTACACGGGTGTTGGCCCAGCAATACAATTTGTAAACGACTTATCAACTATTGGCAGTCCTAGTTCCATTGACAATACTCTTGGTAATACGCAACCTAGAAAGATTGTGTTTAGTGGATTAACAGTTTATTCAGATACATACAATCAAACAGGTTTGCAGTTAGATGCAGTTAGAGACAGCCAGTTTACAGACCTTATCATTGCAGGCAACTGGAATGGTGTTGGCAATGCTGACAGTAAAGCTATTAGCCTTAATGCAATTTCGGCACTAGTTACCTGTAGTGACAACTTGTTTAGTAATGTTGTTATCTCTGGATTTAGTTATGCAGTATGGGCACAACAAGACATTACTAACAACACATTCCAAGACATTGCTGTAACAGATTGTCGCCAAGGATTTGTATTTGGTGAAAATACAGACGGAACAACTCCCGGACAACAATATGGTCCAAGATACACACAAATCTCTAGAGCTAAGTTTAATAACATTAAACAACATGCCTTAATTATTCATCGCGGTAACAACAACACTATCCGTGATTGGAAACTAGTTGACGTTGGTAACAATGGTTCAGGAGTGTACTTTCCAGAATACCCGCAAATTTACTTTGGTGAAGTTGGCAATGCATGTTTGAATGTGCAATCTGATAGAGAAGAAACACTATCGTCAAATTCATTTACAGTTAACCTTACATTGAGTCAACCAATCACTGCATTTAAAAATGATAAGATTAAACAAACCACAACCAATGTACAAGGTACATTGAAACAAAACTATACATCAGCTTCAAACATTACAATTGTTACTCGTTACACAACACCATTTAATAACTTTAGTAATTTGTCAATTGATCCAGTAAGTACAGTTGGCATTGACTTTAATGCCACTCCCGGTAACTTAACAACGATTGCTATCACATCAGCAACTACTACTGAGTTTATTACCTCTGACTCAACTGATGACTTGTTGGTTGGAACTGCTATTCAATTTACCGGTTCAATTGGCGGGATCACTGCTGGCACAACATACTATGTACAAAGCATTAGTGGTAGTACAAACTTTTCAATTGCCAATACGCTAGGCGGCGCCCGTAGAAATTTAACAGCATCGTCTGGAACATCAATTGCATCCTTTAATCCAACTACCCACCCAACTGCGGTAAGTGAACTAGTGCTAATTCCATACATTCCAGAAGTGTCTGGCTATGGTACATATACGTCATATGCTACTCGTCAAATACAAGTTGGCTACATTACTAGTCCGTCACTGTTGTTCACACTACCAGTATCAACCGGAGCATCCGGCACGCCTACTAGAACTATCAGTTATAAAATTGAATACGTGTATCGAAGCACAAATAACAATTTTAGTAGAAGAGGCCAAATAACACTAGTAGTTGATATAGATGCAAGTATAGCGGCCAATGCAACCAAAGCTCAATTAACAGACGAATACAATGTGACTGGTATTAGCGATGAGAACGCATTGAAGCTTGATATCTCTGCGGTGCTGTTGAATGAAGTTGGGAACCCATTAGGCGGTGTTGGCGATATTCCAACAAGCATTGCTATCCAATATTCAAATACATTAACAACCCCAGCTGTATCAAATTCAGACTCGGGTGTATTTTCATACTCATATATTGCTAACTTTTAAAATTGGCAGTATTATTATTGCTCAAGTCATTTGACTTATTTGATAACTGCGCATATAATTTAATATGCTACCGTGATAAGATTTTCGCCACTATAAAACCAATCGATTACTACGCGAAATCGACGCCGCAGACGTTGAGTGCCAGGATGTTTTCAACGATTGAGTAGTGGTACTAAATACTTCCTAGACAATAGTAGTACAGCCATTTATAATAAAGAGCGACACATGAGATGAATAAAATTACAGTTATAAAAAGAAACGGAAACAGAGAATCACTTGCAGTAGAGAAATGGCAAGCTCAAATAGCAAAAGTATGTGCAGGAATTGCAGATGTCAGTCAGAGTATGATTGAAATCAAAAGTCAACCGCATTTTTATGACGGCATAACAACACAAGAAATTGACGGAATTACACTTCGAGCAATAGTCGACCTTATCGACGTAGAATCAAATCCCGATGTAGGTCATACCAATTACCAATTTGTTGCAGGCAAACAACGATTATCAATGTTGAGAAAAGATGTGTATGGATCATATCAAGTTCCGCACCTTTATGAGATAGTGAAGACAAATGTTGCTACTGGATTGTATACTAACGAGCTATTAGAGTGGTACACAGAAGAAGACTGGAACCGAATGAACGACATGCTCGAACACGAAAAAGACGAGCAATATGGTTATGCGGCCATTGAACAATTAATAGAGAAGTACTTGGTTAAAAATCGTAGTACAAAACAAACATATGAAACTCCACAGATTAGATATATGGTTGCGGCGGCCACTGTGTTCCATAAAGAAGAACCTAACTCAGCTCGTATGCGATTTATCAAAGAGTATTACCAAGCGGCTTCAGACGGTCTCTTTACTCTTGCTACTCCTGTACTTGCTGGACTCGGCACTCCTACAAAGCAATTTTCGAGTTGTGTTCTTATACGTAGCGATGATGACTTGGATAGTATATTTGCTTCAGGAGAAATGATGGCCAAGTATGCCAGCAAACGTGCTGGCATTGGCTTAGAGATTGGACGACTACGTCCACTAGGTAGTCCCATCCGTGGCGGAGAGATCATGCACACAGGTATGATACCATTCCTGAAGAAATGGTTTGGCGATTTGCGATCATGTTCACAAGGAGGTATCCGTAATGCTAGTGCTACTGTATTCTATCCTATTTGGCATCATCAGTTTGATGACCTTATTGTACTTAAGAACAACCAAGGAACAGAAGAAACCCGAGTCCGTCATATGGATTATGGGGTTGTGCTTAGTGCCTTCTTCTGGAGAAGATTTAAAAACAAAGAAGACATAACATTCTTTGACCCCAATGAAGTACCAGATTTGTATGAAGCGTTCTATCAAAATACAGAACGCTTCGAAGAGCTATATGTAAAATACGAAAAGCGTAAAGACCTACGCACTAAGACAATGAGTGCTGAAGAAGTATTCAAGTCAGGCATATTAAAAGAGAGAACTGATACAGGTCGTATCTATTTGGTGTTCATTGACAATGTCATGAACCAAGGCCCATTTGATCCAGAGTACCATACGATTTATCAAAGTAACTTGTGCTGTGAAATCCTATTACCAACTAAGTCATTCAAACGTCTTGATGATGCAGAGGGACGCATTGCGTTATGTACACTAGGATCTATCAATTGGGGTGCATTCCGTAACCCAGAAGACATGCGCCGTGCTTGCCGTATTCTACACCGTAGCCTTAACAACATACTTGATTATCAAGACTTTCTAAGCATACAATCCAAACTAAGCAACGATGAAATCCGTCCACTAGGCATTGGCATCACAAATCTAGCCTACTGGCATGCCAAGCGTAGTTTAAAGTACGGTGAGAAAGACGCACTGGGTGAAGTTAAATCTTGGATGGAGCATCAAGCATTTTACCTAACAGAAGCAAGTGTTGAGCTTGCTAAAGAACGAGGTGCTTGCTTGGGTTCTGAGCATACTCGTTATGGTAAAGGTACGTTCCCCTGGGAATTACGTGCCAAGGGTGTTAACGAGCTTGCAAACTTCACTCCCGAACTTGATTGGGAAACACTACGCACTAACATGAAAGAGTATGGAGTTCGCAATGCTACACAAATGGCTGTTGCCCCTGTTGAATCTAGTAGTGTTGTTATTAACAGTACTAATGGTATTGAAATGCCTATGAGTTTGATTAGTACTAAAGAATCAAAAGCAGGATCGTTTGTACAAGTAGTGCCAGAATACCATAAACTAAAAAACAAATATCAGCTCATGTGGGAACAAAAAGATTGTGATGGTTATTTAAAGACTGCGGCAATCATTGCGGCGTATACCGACCAATCAATTAGCACTAACACATTCTACAATCCAGCACACTGGGCAGATCGTAAAGTTCCAACTACATTGATTGCTAGAAACTTGATGCAAGCACACATGTGGGGATTGAAAACATTCTACTATAGTTTGATTAACAAGCAAGGTAGTAAGGCAATTGCAGAACCAACACCCGAACAAACACATATAAATGGAGTTCAAGTAAACGGATTTCATTATGAAGATTTAGAAGACGACTGTGAGGCATGTAAACTATGAGTTATTCCGAAAAAGTTATTGACCATTATGAAAATCCAAGAAATGTAGGCTCATTTGCTAAAGATGATCCTACCGTAGGCACAGGCATGGTAGGCGCCCCTGCTTGCGGTGATGTAATGAAACTACAGATAAAGGTAGACGATGATACAGGTATTATTACAGATGCAAAATTTAAAACGTATGGCTGCGGATCGGCTATCGCGAGTTCGAGCCTCGTTACAGAATGGCTCAAGGGAAAAACCCTCGACGAAGCCGGAACAATCAAAAACAAAGAAATAGCAGAAGAACTGGCTCTTCCTCCGGTTAAAATACATTGTAGTATATTGGCAGAAGATGCTATCAAGGCGGCAGTGAATGATTACCGTAACCGACACAGCCAGTAACCGAATTAAACAAACATTAGCTAAACGTGGTAAGGGCGTTGGTATTAGGATTGGTGTGAAAACTACCGGTTGCTCTGGATTAGCTTATGTGTTAGAATATGTAGATAGTTACGAAGCCGAAGTAGGAGTGACTAATTTTGCACACGACGGGTTTGTTGTGCTAGTAGATGCCAAAAGTCTAGCCTATCTAGACGGGTTGACTATGGATTGGGTACGTAATGGACTTAATGAAGGCTTTGATTTTGTCAATCCTAACGAGCGTGACCGTTGCGGCTGTGGTGAAAGTTTTAGAGTATAGGGATAATAATGTTAGAAACTTGTTGTGATATTTTAGTAGACGCTTACAAGCGTAATTGGATTACTAGTAGAGATGGTAACATTTCTATACGCCATCATGACCGTGATCATTTTTATGTAACACCAAGTGGTGTGCGTAAACAACAGATGCAACCAGAGATGTTCAAGAAGATTAAAATCTGGAGAACAATTAACAGTGGTGTTGGCAATGGTGCTTTTAACTATAATTGGGAAGTCATTGAACAAACAGACTTATCAGGCAACTTGGAACCTAGTGGTGAGATGCCTTTGCATTTTGGACTACAGAAAGAATTAGGACAGCACAAAGACGATGTGCGGGTAGTTGTACACGTTCATCCAACTTACTGCATTGCGGCCATGCATGCCGGCATCGACTTGGGCACTGTCAGTGATAGTTTTCCCGAACTTAATCGTTATACTAAAGTAGCATCTAATGTGGGAGACGTTGCTCCGATCAGTGAAGAATTGGGCGAAGCGTGTCATCGTAACTTGGGACTTGACCGCGAAGGTAACATCAAGTTTGATATAGTAGGAATCAAAGGACACGGTGTAGTAGCCATTGGTAACACTCCTTGGCGTGCCTATGAGCACATAGAAAGATTAGAACACATTTGCAAGATAGTACTTGCATCAGGAAAATATTAAAATGAGTAAACAACAATATAATTTAACAACAAAGACAGACTATCTTAATCGCAAAATGTTTCTGGATCCTGCAGGTCCAGTAACCATACAACGATTCGAAGAAGTCAAGTATAAAAAGATCGCAGATTTTGAAGCAACGGCACGTGGTTTCTTTTGGCAACCAGAAGAGATTAGCCTAACGAAAGATTCAAATGACTTTAAGGATGCCAGTGATGCGGTCAAGCACATCTTTACTAGCAACTTGCTACGCCAGACCGCATTAGATAGTTTACAGGGACGTGGCCCAAGCCAAATCTTTATGCCAGTAATTAGCTTGCCTGAACTAGAAGCATTAGTTTATAACTGGACGTTCTTTGAAACTAACATTCACAGCAAGAGTTATAGCCACATTATCCGTAACATCTACAATGTACCTAAGGATGTGTTTAATACAATCCATGACACTAAAGAAATTGTAGAAATGGCTTCAAGCGTTGGCAACTACTACGAAGCATTACATATGGTCAACTGTCGTAAACAACTAGGCGAAGCAGTTACTGAAAAAGAACATGTTAAAGCAATCTACCTGGCACTTCACGCCAGTTATGCTCTAGAAGCGTTCCGCTTTATGGTTAGCTTTGCTACAAGTTTGGCCATGGTAGAGAATAAAATCTTTATCGGTAATGGCAATATTATCAGTTTGATTCTACAAGACGAACTGCTACACAAGGGCTGGACTGCTTACTTGATCAATCAAGTGGTTAAAGAAGACCCCAGGTTCGCTGAAGCTCGAGACGAATGTCAAGCAGAAGTATATGCATTGTACATGGATGTCATTCGTGAAGAGAAGGACTGGGCAACTTATTTGTTTAACAAAGGACCAGTGATTGGTTTGAATGCTAATATTTTAAAAGACTTTGTGGACTATACAGCAGTGGGCGCACTTAAAGATATTGGCATCAAATACAATAACCCTGCTCCAAAGTCAACTCCTATTCCTTGGTTCAACAAACACGTTGATACCAGCAAGAAACAAACTGCACTACAGGAAAGTGAATCAACCAATTACGTTATTGGAGTCATGGGTGATGCTATTGACTACAATGAGTTACCAGCATTATAAGAGAGAAATATGATTACAGTTTACAGTAAAAATAATTGCCCATTTTGCGATAGAGCAATGGCATTATTAGAAAGCAAAGAAATTCCATTTAAAGTTATTAAAATGGAAGACGAACCAAGCGCACGTGAGTTCCTAACGGAGCAAGGGTTGCGTAGCGTTCCACAGATTTTCAAGGACGGCGTTCTCCTACCAGGAGGCTATCAAGGCCTAGCTGGCAAAGACGAAGAATTTTTTAACACACTCAAAGGATAAACATGTTAATTGACAAAGGCGTATGCGAAGGTGAAGTAGTCACCTTTAAACTAACAAGCGGTGAAGAGCTAGTTGCTAAACTAATAGAAGATGGTGCTCTTTATTATAAACTAAGCCGTCCAATGGTTATTGGTATGGGCGAAAAGGGCCCGGGCTTAATGCCTTACTTGTTTACAGTACATCCAGACAAAGAAGTTAAATTGTCAAAATCCACAGTTACAGTAGCAGAAGCAACTGACAAGCAATTCGCTAAACAATTTATCGAATCAACATCGGGCATTAAGCTGATATAAATATTAATTTAGGAGATATGACATGCCAAGTGTAGTAACCATGACAGGGCCTGGAACGGCTACAGTAACCGACGATGCAGCCGTTGCTATCTTTAACCAAACACTAGCACAACAGGCTGCTTTTAATTCTATTATTTTGCAAATTGGTAACACTGAAGCACCCGGCACACTACTTGCTATTTTATCTGGTATTAACAGTAGTCTTGCTAATATTGCCGATGCTGATAAATTGATTGCTAAAAAACTTAGCGATCTTAATGTTTCCACAGGATCAGTAGCAGTCGCACAATCGTCGCTAACTGCGGTAACAGCAATGGCCGCCGCAAGTCAGATTGAGCAGAATAACTTTCAAAAGCAGGCCACACTGGACGCATTAAAACGTGCAGACTTGCCTGAGCCAGTACTGCCTACACTACCTGCACAAATAAAAACCAGCGTGATCAATGGCATATCACTTAACCAAGCCGCAGTTGTAGGTGGCATAGTCACAGACTATATCACAACTAATACAGCGGCGCTAGGTACTTGGATTGCCGGGACTAAAGCATATACTACCGTTGCAGGTTGGTTATCTGATGCCGCTGACTCAATTCTTGGAGTGTTGCCACCTAGTGTATCATCACTGTTTGCCAAAGCCAAGGGCGGATCTTCTGCATAATGGCTTACGGTCAAAAACAAGTTTTTGTTGCTAGTCCACAACCCGGTACAAGTAATCAACCTTATTCAATTGGGCCGTTGCCTCCGTTTGTTCCAGTTCAAGTTACCGTTACTAACGATTATGCCGCTAGAATTGAAGCTGAGGCTTTGGTGTTATCTTCATTGATTGCCAGTTTAATGCTACAATTAGGAAACGGTGTAACCCCATTAACTATAGCTGGAGTATTGTCTGGAGTTAATGACAGTCTAGCAAGCATGGCTGATAGGAAAAAAGAAATAGCAAAGTTTTTAAGCGACCTTAATATCGCAACTGGAAGTGTTGCCACTACTAAATCTACACACGGTGCAACATTAACAATAGCTGCCGCAAGTCAAATAGAAATTAATAATTTTTATCAGGCGGCCTCACCCGATAAGCCAGTTATGAAACCGCTAGACGACCAATTCAAAACTGCTATAATAAACGGTAACTTAATACAATCAGCTTCTAGAGCTTCTGGATTAGCAATTGGATTTGTTAGCAGTAGTGTTGCCGAAGTGGGAACTTGGATAACAGGATCTAATGCATACAAAACTGTGGCCAAATGGATATCAGACTCTATCGATACTATCGGTGCGCAAATTAGCTCGTCTGCTCAATCTCTATGGGCTAAGATAAAAGGCGGCTTATAGTATGGCAAAGAAAGGCGTAGGTCGAATTAATATAGATCATGCAGGTGGATTGATTGCAACCGGCGCAGATTCAGTACAAGTTAATAATAGAGCAACTGCTGTGATAAACGGTAGTACAATTGGCGGCCCTCCAAATGCTGGCGATGTCATAGTTAGTACTCCGTCAATGAAAGTATTCGCTGAAAATCAGCCAGTGGCAGTGGTGGGATCAGTAACCGCAAAAGGTTTTACAATTGGTCTAGCTAGTTCAAACGTATTTGCCGGCCCTTAATCAAAAAGATTGACAACACACATTACATCTGCTAAATTAGTAGTAGAGTAAAAATTACTCACCATTAAAGGAGAATTAAAAATGGCTAATAGATATCAAGAATTCACAGCGTTAGTAGAGGCAATGGAAGGCGACTTTGAAAAGTTTTACGATAAGGAAGTTGGTGCCGCTGGTACTCGCGTTCGTAAGCATTGCCAAGAATTGGCCAAGTTATGTAAAGACATTCGTAACGATGTTACAGCAACTAAAAACGCTCGTAAACCAGCTGTTAAATAAATGCTGAATGAAAAAGTTCTATCCTTACACTATACTAGATCGTAGTCAGTTTAATCACGAACTAATTCCAATTGCTGGTATAACAGAACGGATAGAGTTTTTTTACAAATATAAGAGAACAACAGAAAATTTATATATAGGTGACATTGATAAGAGTCATTTGTTATTGAGAGATTCTGTTGATCTGTTAAATCCTATAAAGCAATTTTTTCAGGCTAAACATTATCTCCAAGATAATTCTAAATCCGCAGGTACCAACCATGTGTTTCCTAAAATATGTTGGCTAGCCTATTCTTTTTTAAAGAACGGATTTACTCACCCGATAGCTGTTCATTACAATCCAAGAATACAACAAAATGTAGTACACCCGGGTACAGCTCGTGGCCATATTATAAAACTATTCCACAACACCACGCCAATAAACTGTTTATATTTCAATACAGGCGGCGTTGATTTTGATTTTCTCAAGTCGATGCAACTGTTTGATAAAGACAAGTTGTTAGAAAATAATACGTTAGAATTTCAATTAGTAGCAGATCACTGTTCAATAATTCCACACATTAATCTCGATGCGTTTTCCGTAAGTCCTAATACATCAACATGGCAACAGTTTATACATCAGCGACTTCAGAGTTCGTCTTTTACTGTATTTTCTAATATTGATGTTCTTAAGCCTTGGTACACTAGCGAAAAAGATGCAAGCATACAAATATATTTTAACAACGAATCATTGATACAAGATATGCCCGGCCTAATATGCAAAGCTCTAATTTTAGCAATAATTGGTAAATCATTTGCATCAGACACTTTAATAGTCAATCATAAGGTCAAAGTTGATCCGCCTAAAACGGTGATAACATGATTTCAATTTTTATTGGGTATGATACCAATGAGACAATAGCATATCATGTATGCTCTAACAGCATAATTAGACATGCTACAAAACCTATTAACATCATTCCGTTGTCTTTAACATTATTGGCAAACTACGTAGAAACCCACACTGACGGTAGCAATGAGTTTGTATATACTAGATTTTTAGTTCCAAACTTAATGAATTATAAAGGTTGGGCTATTTTTATTGACGGTGACATGGTGTTACAAGATGATATTGATAAACTATGGAATTTAAAAGACGAATCAAAAGCAGTAATGGTAGTCAAACACAATTATAAAACTAAACAATCTCAAAAATATCTAGGAGCAAAGAACGAAGACTATCCTAGAAAAAATTGGAGTAGCGTTATACTTTGGAATTGCGGCCACATTGCTAATCGAGTGATAACTCCTGAATTTATTCAAACAGCAACTGGGCCGGAAGTGCATCGATTTAGTTGGTTAGCTGATGATCTAATTGGCGAGCTTCCGATAGAATGGAATTGGTTAGCAGATGAGTTTGGATCCAACAAAGCCGCCAAATTAATCCACTACACATTGGGAACGCCTTGCTTTGAAGAGTTCAAAAACACACCGATGAGTGAAGTTTGGCATAACGAAAAAATACTGGTTGACAAATACCAAAAGTAATTATATAATAGTCCTATGTTCGATATCTTAGGATAAAATTATGAGTATGCATTTAGAAGGGCCGTGGCTCAGTACCACTGGCAAGAAAAAAGGTAAAAAGAAATTCGCTTCCGCTGATCACGCAAGGAAGGCTCGTGAGCAAGAAGAAAGTTGGAAAGAATTTCAAAAGCGTTGGGGCATTGAAGCTGAAGAAAAGAAACGCAAACGTGCTATGACTAGTGAAGTTTGGAAACCGGATAACAAACCATACAGTAGATACGGTACCGATGTCAAACATCCAAGTTTACCATTTAGTGGTGGAGCATGTACTGTTAAGCCCCCAAAAGTTTATACAGGTACCATGGTAAAAGGCATTGCTACCATGCATAAGAGTAATGCAGTGCCAGTGTTTAGTGATGAACAGGCAGTAGATATTTCTCGAATGCGGAGATAACTGATGCTAAGTATAAAGTAGTAGTTATTCAGGAGTATTTTTTGGATAATTACTTATTGTACCTCATAGGTTTGGGGTACCAAAAGCAGTGAGGCTTTTAACGCACAAGGAGATGTATCAGAGCCATATTTTATAATGACGGAACTAGCGATTTCGTGATCCAGCGTAAAGGAGAAAAACATATGATACGCATTATCAAAACAATAGTCTTTATTTTAGCAATGGTGCTAGTAGGACTAGCAGGGTATAAGGCAGTTAATTACAAACTGGATACCCTAAAAACAGCTCGCCAATATGCGAGTCCGGTTACAGCAGAATTAAGACAGAAACAACTAGACTGTCTAGCTCGTAACATATACTATGAAGCAGGTTACGAACCTTTTGAAGGCAAGGTCGCAGTAGCCCAAGTTACAATCAACAGAGCAGAAAGTGGGCAATTTCCCAGTGACATTTGCCAAGTAGTATACCAAAAGAATATAGTATACGAAAAAGTATTATGCCAGTTCAGCTGGTACTGTGAAACTGCAACATTAAAGAAACCAATGAATGGTGCAGTATACACAGAAAGTATGGAAGTAGCAAAGAAAGTTCTATTAGAGGGCTTTAGATTACCTTCCATTAAAAACGCACTTTACTTTCACGGGGACTATATCAATCCAAAGTGGAATAAAGAAAAAGTAGCTAAAGTTGGTCGACATATTTTTTACAAATGAGGATTAAAATGAATACATCACAATTTAAGAAATATACACAGGATTTATTTAATTTAGATCTTTGGGTTAAAAACATTAAAGAACATGCACCGCAAATTAGTGCAGAAACCGCAGGATGGATTGCTGTAGTGCTATTGCACTTAGCAACAATCCCCACAATGATTGCTGTTATGACTGGATTAACAGAGAAAATGCCACCAGTTGACATGGTCTTGTTTAGCTGGCTAGGTTTGTTCTTATTTTTTGTTAAAGCAACAATTCAAAAGGATTTACTCAATATCGTAACAATCGGGCTTGGATTTTTTGTCCAAGCAAGTTTACTTGCTTTAATTGTGTTTAAGTAGTCAAAAAGATTGTAAAGTGAAACCCTGTTAGTATATAATCAGCTAACAGGTGTTTTACTGATAAATATAAGATATTAAGGAGCATACAATGCCATCAGGATTCCAACAAGATTCAAACCAATTACAACCAAACTTCTATAGAGTAGCGATCGATACTAGCTCAGCTACCTATTACCCAACTGCTGACGGTAATACCAACGGTGGTATTACTTCAAACGGCTGGGACGCACTTGCAACTGCACCAACCACACTAGTCAAGGGTAAAGCCCGTGCTAGGGGTAATATGCGTTTCCGCAACATTATCAACGCCTTAACAGGATTAACCGACTGCCAGATTTTAGATGTTACTATGGCAGGCGAAACTGTAGGCGATGACCAAGCTACATCATGTACGTTCACAGTTAAATTTGAGCGCGATGCATACATTCCAACTACTGGAACTGATATTGCCGGTGGATCAATTACTACAAAAGCACTATACGTTAAAAACACAGTTGCTAATGCAATTCGTCAAGAAACATCAGCTTCATGTAGAGTATATGATCCAACTACTGCTGAAGGTACACAACTAAGCCTTACAGTCTCAGCCGCCAGTACAGCTACCAATACACTTGGTACTGTTACTGTTTCATTAATTGATACTGTCACTGTAATTAACGCTTAATAATGATTTTAGCCTGGTTATTACTACTTACTGGTCTCACCATTTCTGTAGTCGCAATTTACTACTCTGTAGTAGGTTTGACTGCTATCTTTTCCGCGGCAGTCATTCCTATCATTGTAATGGGATCAGCCCTAGAGGTTGGCAAACTAGTATGTGCTAGCTGGCTTAAAGCCAATTGGGAACGTGCTCCTGCTTACATGAAGTATTACATGATTTTGGCAGTGGCTATTCTCATGCTTATTACTAGTATGGGTATTTTTGGATTCCTTTCCAAAGCACACAACGACCAAAATCTAGTCAGTGGTGATGTCCAAAGTAAGATTGCCATATACGACGAAAAAATTAAAACAGAACGAGAAAACATTGAAGCCAATCGTAAAGCACTCAAGCAAATGGATGCTACGATTGACGAAACGATTGCTCGTAGTAAAACAGATCAAGGTGCTGTTAATGCCAATGCTATGCGTCAGCGACAGTCTAAAGAAAGAACTCAAATACAGGCTGACATTGCTAAATCTCAAAAGTCAATTGTTGCCTTAAATGAAGAACGTTCTCCAATTGCCGCAGAAGTTCGAAAAGTAGAAGCTGAAGTAGGACCAATCAAATACATTGCCAAATTCATCTACGGTGATCATGGCGCAGATGAAAACATGTTGGAAAAAGCAGTAACATGGATCATCATAATGATTGTTGTTGTATTTGATCCGTTAGCAGTTATCATGTTGCTGGCCGCACAAATGACATTTGGCTGGCGTAAAGAAGAATCTAAAGATGGTGCATTACTAGTAGATAAAGATAATACTATAGTAGGCATTGTTCCTCCTATTATTCAAGAACCAAACACAGAAATTAAACAAACACACACAGAAGAAGTTCCAAGCGAAACACCGTCGACTGCACTAGGAGGTGATATAACAGCGCCGGAGGAACCTGTAGAAGAAGTACCTACAGAGTCAGAGCTAGAAAAATGGAATACAATGATAGAAGAAGCTGAGAAAGCAGTTGAGGCTGAAAAAATTGAAGCTGAACTTAATAGGGGTGAACACCTTTTAAAAGTAGAAGCCGATGCCCAACTACCTATTGCTAACGATACACCGGCAAAAACAATTTCACTAGCTGAACTATGGGGCCAGGAAGACGAGTCTAAAAAAAAGACTTACATGATCAAGAACCCGGACGGACAGTTGCAAGTGAAGACACGGGAGTAATAGGATACGTACAAAATGCCGAGCAAGGTGCTGATACACTTTGGGCAAGAATACAAGATCGAAGTTCAGTTGATATATTCAAACCAATGGATCGTCTTTACATAGAGTTTGATAAAGATCGATTTGAAGGTATAGATGCATCACAGGAATTAGAGATAGATCGATTTATTAAAGCTATACAAGATGGTACACATAAGTTTGACGACTATGGGCCATCAGACATCGAATACTTTGCAAGCAGGATATATGAACTTAGGAAAAATAACAGTAATAACACCGCCGGATAAACTATTCAATTTGAATTTAAGTTATCTGTTAGTTAAGCCATCGATATATGTAAAACAACAGTTTCAAGCAATATTGAGTAAAAGCATAGATGATTTAAACATATTCATGTACGAGCATGAAGAAACTGATATTAGTTGGATGTTAAGTGTTTCACAGCAGGTAGATGTGGTAATAGTAGATGTTGATAACTGTGATCCAATCACAAGACAGTTTATCACATTTCTAATAGCACAACCAAATGCATACTATATAACTAGTGATGAAATTACACCATATAATTTAATTTCAAAAAACAGGATTTATAACCTGGACAGTATTGTTGAACAACTTACTGACCCAGAAGATGATGAGGACTCAGATGAATCAGAAGAGTAAAGGTACAGGTATTACCGTTAGAGATAACGAGAATATTAATCAAGCACTACGCCGTTTCAAACGTAAAGTTGAAGATGCAGGCATTTTAGACGACCTACGTGCGAAAGAGTTTTACGAGAAACCAACAACTGCTCGTAAACGTGCCAAAGGTGCGGCCAAAGCACGTTGGCGCAAGAAGCTCGAAAAAGAGAGTTTACCAAAGAAAATGTATTGACATTGCGTTATATCTGTGTTATACTTTAAGTTCACAATAAAGAAAGAACTTAAATGGCGAATACAGATGTAATGATCGATTTAGAAACTCTAAATACTACACCAGATTCAACTATCCTTACAATTGGTGCAGTAAAGTTTGATCCGTTTGGAAAAGAACTACAAGAACCTAAAATGGATAGTTTTTACTGTCGAGTAGATGTTGATAGCTGTGACAGGATTGGGTTAACAACAAGTGACGATACCATTGCATGGTGGGCTCAACAAAGTAAAGAAGCGCAAGAAGCCGCTTTTGATCCCAATGATAGAATTGATATAGAAGAAGCATTTGCTCGCCTGTACAAATTCTGCTGGGGCGCAAAACGTGTTTGGAGTAATGGCAGTTGTTTTGACATTATCATTTGCGAACATGTTTTCCGTAAAATTAATCGTGCTGTTCCTTGGAAGTTTTGGGAAGTGCGTGATGTACGCACAGCATTTGATTTGGGTATCAATCCACTGCGTCCACCAGTTACAGCACACCATGCGTTAGAAGATGCGTGGAATCAAGCAGTAGGTATTCAAAATGTATACAACACATTGCGTACCAGTACAACTAGCGGTGGAACATACATCGCACCTTTTGCAAAGACAAACTAAAATGGAAACAAACAACAACGAAGTAATGGATATCCTCCAAGAGGAAGCCGCAGAAGTAATACAGGCAGTAAGTAAGATTCGTAGATTTGGCATGGATAATGGAAAACATGGAACTAACCAAACTAACAAAGAGCATTTAGAAGAAGAACTGGGCGATATGTTAGCTATGATTGATATTCTAATGATTAACAATGTTGTTAGTTGGAGTAGCTTACATGCGGCTAAACGTGCTAAAATAGAGAAGTTAAAAAAGTGGTCAAATATTCCTAATTTAGAGAATATCTGAGATAAATAAATTTGTAGAATGCCGTAAGGGTCTACATATTCTTGCTTAATTAAAGGAGAACAATATGAGCAAAATCATCGGTATCGATTTAGGTACAACAAATAGCTGTGTAGCAGTCCTAGAAAACGGAGTTGCTAAAGTAATTGAAAACAGCGAGGGCGCAAGAACAACGCCATCAATCATTGCATATACAAAGGACGACATCCTAGTAGGTGCAACAGCAAAACGACAAGCAGTCACAAACCCCAAAAATACAATCTACGCCAGCAAGCGCCTTATTGGTCGCAAGTTTGACGAAGCCGCAGTACAAAAAGATATAGACTTAATGCCATATACTATTGTCAAGGCTGACAATGGCGATGCGTGGATTGAGGCTAACGGCGAAAAGCTAGCACCACAACAGGTGTCTGCTGAAGTACTTCGCAAAATGAAAAAGACTGCTGAAGACTATTTGGGCCACGAAGTAACACAAGCCGTTATTACTGTTCCGGCATATTTTAATGATAGCCAACGTCAAGCAACGAAAGATGCTGGACGCATTGCTGGCTTAGAAGTGTTGCGTATTATCAATGAGCCAACAGCGGCGGCATTGAGTTATGGGGTTGATAAGACAGACAAGAAGGATCGCAAGATTGCAGTTTACGACTTAGGTGGTGGTACATTTGATATCTCCATTATTGAAATTGCCAACATCGATGGCGACAAACAAATTGAAGTACTATCAACAAACGGTGATACATTCTTGGGCGGTGAAGACTTTGACCAAGTGTTAATGGATTACCTAGTTGCAGAATTTAAGAAAGATAACGGCATTGATCTTAAACAAGACATGTTGGCTCTACAGCGTTTGAAAGAATCCGCTGAAAAAGCTAAGATTGAATTGTCTAGCACAACTAGCACAGCCGTTAACTTACCATACATTACCGCAGATGCTAGTGGTCCCAAGCACATGAATGTAACTATTAATCGTGCTAAGTTTGAATCAATGGTTGAAGAATTAATCAAACGTTCAATTGAGCCATGTAAAATTGCTATGAAAGACGCAGGTGTTACTAATGCTGACATTGACGAAATTATTCTTGTTGGTGGCCAAACACGTATGCCTAAAGTACAAGAAGCAGTTGAAAAGTTCTTTGGTAAAGCACCACGTAAGGATGTTAATCCAGACGAAGCAGTTGCCGCAGGCGCCGCCATACAAGGTGCTGTGCTAGCTGGCGATAAGACAGATGTTCTATTACTAGACGTTACTCCATTGACACTAGGTATTGAAACAATGGGTGGTGTAATGACCAAGTTGATTAAAAAGAATACAACTATTCCAACTAAGCATAGTCAAACATTTTCAACAGCGGACGACAATCAGCCAGCAGTTACTATCAAAGTGGCGCAGGGCGAACGTGAATTGTTTAAGTACAACAAATCGTTAGGTGAGTTTAATTTAGAAGGTATTGCTCCAGCACCGCGTGGCACACCGCAAATTGAAGTTACACTAGACATTGACGCAAACGGTATTCTTAATGTAAGTGCCAAAGATAAAAACACTGGCAAAGAAAATAAGATTACTATCAAATCTGATTCTGGATTAACTGAAGCTGAAATTGAACGTATGGTTCGTGAAGCTGAAGAAAATGCAGAGTCTGATAAAAAGGCTCGTGAGCTTATTGAAGCTCGTAATCAAGCCGATGCTCAACGTCATCAGTTCCAAAAGGACTTTGACGAAGTTAAAGACCAATTAACTGATGAAGAGAAGAGTAAGATTGAAGAAGCACTCACAGCAATGGACACAGCCCATGCAGGTGATGATGTGGAAGCAATCACAAAATCTGTACAGACACTTTTTGAATCAGCAACTCCTGTGTTTGAAAAGAAACAAGCCGCAGAGCAAGCCAAACAACAGGCTCCGCAAACCGGTGAACAAACAGTAGATGCAAGCTTCACAGAAGTTGACTCTACAGAAAAAAAGTAATATAATAACAACGTAGGGTGCCTCCGGGGCCCTACAAATGTTCTTGCTAATAAGGAGATCTAAAATGACACACCAATTAAGAACAATTGACACAGCCGCTCTAGCACAACTGAGCAAAGCACTAGTGGGATTTGATCGCTATTTTACAGCGCCGCATCACCAAAATGGAAACTATCCTCCACATAACATCGTGAAGTATAGCGATACGCATTATGGTATCGAAGTAGCAGTAGCAGGTTTTAGTAAAGAAGAAATTACAGTAGAAGTTGACCAAGATCAACTCACCGTAAAAGGATGTAAACTAAATCAAGCAGATAGTCGTTTTGAATATCTACATCGTGGCTTAGCCGCTAGGGACTTTGAACAAACATTTACTCTTGCTGAGTATATGGAGGTTAAAGGAGCAGAAGTAAAGGATGGTATGCTTGTGATTGAAATTGAGCGTATTGTTCCAGATGCACTCAAACCTCGTACTATCGAAATTAAATAAGTGTAAATAAACCCGGGGGAGGCAACTCCCCCAATTTTAAAAAAGAGATAACAATGGCTAGCACTGATATTCAACTAGAAGAAAAGATTAAAATTAAAGTATCCGAACCAAAAAATTGGAAGGTTATTTTACTCAACGATGATTCAACCCCCATGGAATTTGTAATCTCATTGCTAATTGAAATCTTCAAACATACTCATGAAACAGCCCAAGCGATTATGTTCCAAGTACACGAAACTGGCTCCGGCATAGCTGGAATCTATAGTTTTGAAATTGCTGAAGCTAAAGCAGTTGAAGCAACTAATCAAGCTAGAGCAAATGGCTATCCGTTACAAATTAAACTGGAAGAAGAATGAGCTTAAAAGACCTTACACACGATGCACACAGAGACGCTGAGACTCAGCCCTTTGTAAAAATATTGTTTTCTGGAAACATTAATCCAGAGCTATATGCAACATACTTAAAGAACCAACACCCAATGTATGAAGTGTTAGAAGTATGTGCGATGCCGCATCAGTTGTTACACGGTCTGCCTGATATTCGTAGAGCACCTGCTATCTTAGCGGACTTTATTGAATTGTGGCCGCATGAAGACATGCCGGCTATGACACCAGCAGTTGAAGAATATACCAAGTATATTTTAAGTATTAAAGATGATCCTAAGAAATTAATGGCACACATATATGTACGGCACATGGGCGACCTTGCAGGCGGACAAATGATTGCTAAACGTGTTCCGGGTTCGGGTAAGTATTATCAATTTGAAAATCCAGATGTGTTAAAAGCCGCTATCCGAGAACGCATCAGCGATGACATGGCAGACGAAGCTAAAGTGTGTTTTGACTTTGCTAAACGTTTCTTTCAAGACATGATGCCTATTGTTAAGTTGTACGGAGATGTATGAGCAAGGTATGGGATACGTTAATAGAAATACAACATCTATTGGAGAACAGTTTTGATAACACTGGCACAGAAGTATTTGAACCGGGTATGGATCGCTTTAATCAACCAGGGTGGATTAATCGCGTATGGACTTCTGATAGTTACCGCCGCGCTCACGTTGATGTTGTAGACGCAAGAGACTCTAAAGGATTATGGATGATGCATTGTTGCATCTTTCCACATACTCATAACCCTGCACCTATCTATGGATTTGATGTTATAGCTGGTAAGAACAAGATTACCGGTTGTTTTCACGATTACTCAAAAGCAGGCGATGCTGACCATCCAATGATGGCGTGGTTCCATGATGAAGTAGCCAAATTAGAATGGCGCAGAGAACGTGCTTTGCCTGAATGGGCTACTAACATATTCAGTGGTAGTATGGTGGCCGCGGGTAACGTACAAGATGAAGCAGAACTAGAACAAATTACAAATCTAGCTAAAACTACAGTAGCACACTATCTAAGCACAGTAGCGGAAACAAACAACACAGCTGAAGATACAACACTAGCACAGAACTATTATGCACAAAATCAGAAGTGCAACCCCCATACACCGCGTGTGATGGTTAGTTTGGGGCTAAGTGAGGACGATGTACAGCACTTCATTCAGGAATGTTTGTTCCCAGAAATCCGATAAATACTCTACTATGAGATTTAATGATTTTAAATACCTGGTTTCTGAAGAAACACTCCAGCCCGTATCTATCGCTAGACCGGGTAATTCGAACTATTATCGAAACTTAATCAACTCAATACGAGCAGGCGACGAGATACAAGTTACTCTTGATAAGACTAAAACAAGTCCTAAGTTAGTAAAGACTATTAAATTTTCCCCAGAGGCCGCAGACAGATTAGAAGCTATTTGGAATCCAACTGGCCGCGACAGATTAGAGTCACCTGATGGCGAACAGCTAGAACAAATCAAAACAGTTTTATTACCAGCTAAAGGCGGTGGCGAATATCGAGTTAACCAAATTGAAAAGACTGGCGCTATCAAGCAAAAAGTAGGCGAAAAACCAGGTGAGAAAACTTACAGTAAATGGTGGAATGACGGCAACGTTGCAGAAGCTATTATGGCATCTGCTGTACTAACAAAATTTGAAAAAGAGGGTGCTGAATTAGAAGCCAAGGATGTATTTGGTACAGCACAACGCATTGAAGGTACAAGTATTAAAAGCACAGCATTTGGTAAAGCTATAGAACTTAATATTGCACTGGCAGGTGAAGACTTTAAAGCATTTATAATGTCTGCACGTAATCCTCAAGAATTTTTAAAATATGAAAATTCAAAACAAGTATACAAAATGTTTAGTGATTGCGCAACATACGTTAATCAATCAAGTGCTGTTAAATCTGCATTAGAAAAAATTAAAAATGCCGATACTAAAGATGTAATCTCAGTTACAGCTGATGGCGCAACACACGAAGCCCAACATAGTACAAAAGCAGACTTATGGATTGCTCTTAATGGAACTAAAGAAAAACTATTAAGTATTAAAACAAGCACAGTTAAGCATATTGGCGGATATGCTGGTTATGAGTTTGATAAAATTGATACATTCTTAAACAGTGTATTAGGCATACACTTACCCGAAGAAATAAAGAAAAAGTTTAAGATGGTGCCGTTGCAGTTTTCACCAAAGAATCCTCCAACAGACGAAACTGGTAATCTATTGTTTCCGGATTGGAAGAAAGGTGATCCTGCTCCAGAAGGATACTTATATTCTAAAGAAAGAGAACCTATCGCTAAAGCGGCACGCGATTATAATTCTAGAATTGCTATTCCTGCGGCCTATAAGTACATGGATAAAGAACTAAAGAAATTATTGTCCGGTAGTGCTAATGAGTATGATTTTGTTAAAGAAGTGACAACCGGAGTGGTACATCATGCAACTCTAGGACAAGATGTTCGTGTAGTAGTTATTAGCCCTTCAGCTAAAGAAGCATATAAAGAATTATCGTTTGGCCCGGAATTTCATGAAGCACTAAAAAATTACAATCTAACACACGAATTAACAATCTCTGAAAAAACTTGTATCTTAAAGATTTACGGTTTTGCTGTAACTGATTTAGGAAAACGCATTAATAATGGTGATAGTATGTTTGTACAACTACGTACATATAACCAAGACAAAACTACACGCAACGTAGTTGAAATGGGCGGTTTGTTGAAGAAACTTACTGACATAACTCAACAAGAAGGTGCAGATACTGCATCAACGTTTGATACACGGGCTAAACCAGTATTTGACCAACCAACGGCAACTAGCCCTGCAAAAACAAAAACAGAGCCAAATGCCGCAGTTAAAGCAACTACTACACAAGCACCAATGCCAACTGTTCCTACATCACAACAACCTGCAGACGTTTCACAGCAATCGCAACTAGCTAACGATGAAGAAAAGGTTGCAGAACAACACAAATGGCAACCCCACAAAGATGAACATGTAAGTGAATTACAACGCATGTTACATTTAGCAAAATACTCACACTAAGTTTGTTTTAGAACAAGAAAAAGCAGTCATTTAATGATTCCCCACCTCATAGTAAATACTGGTGAGGAACCTCGGGAGCGAAAAATGTTAGACGGAATTAAGTCCGCCACAACTACCCTTAAATCTGCGCAAAGTGCAGGCAAGGAATTAGGAGCAGTTGTATCAAGCCAACAGGCTGATATGGAAGCTACCGTTCAGCGCGAGCATGAATCCCGTATAAAATCTAAACTAGCAGAGCAACATCGAAAATCAACTCTTGAGTATAGAGCTCTTGAAAAATTTGAGACTAAGATGAAGTACGAGCGAGATGTAGCTAGACTAAAGGCTGAAACTATTCAAAAATACGGCAAGGATGCGTGGATCAAAGTAGAAGCTGAAAAAGCTGTTATAGAAAAAGAATATAAAGCTGAATTATCTGCAATGGATCGCGACCGACAAAAACAAATTGATGTGTTGTGCTGGTGTTTTGTAGCTGGCACATTAGTTACTTACTTTTTTAAACTATACAAAATATGAGATTGCCACAAATTGTTCTGATATTAACATTATTAGTCACTGCGTTCTTGATATGGATGGAATGGCAATTGAAGTAATTAACACCTAGCGTCCTATATATACTTTAGGCTCTGCTTCAGATTGTCGCTGTTTTTCAGACTTGGGAAATAACTCGTTGCCGTATTGTGGGTATTTTTGCTGGCGATCATGTGCTACCCACATGAACACTCCGCCCATGATAATGATGATGATCATGATTGCTACACCGATGATCAACTCTTCTCTCAGCTGTTTCATACGGGCCGCACGTCTACGATCCTGTACCTCCTGAATTTTCATTTGCTTGATGATGAGAACTTTTTGTTCCTTACCCATTTCTCTCATCATCTCTTCTACTTCTGTATAAAGCGCACCCAGTTCTTTAGGGCTTTGATACACCATTATCTCACGCAGTTCAGTGCCCATTTGTTCCAATTGCTTGCGCATCAACACACGTTGTAAGGCACGTTTACCTAGGCTGTCATCTCCAGTATAAACTTGTGTTTTACTGCGACGTTCTTCTTCAGCAAAGATTGCCATACACTTGTTTAAGTTATCGTAATATGCGCCAAGATGATTGCCAATCTCTGTGTAAACACCGGTATGCTCGCCCGAGTTAGCCTTTTTGTTTAACTCGACAACTTCGTTTTTTGTACGAATGTATTGATTACGTTGCTCTACTGTGGCTGGTTTTTCAGCCGGGTGAAGTTTTTGGAACTGTGCATCAAGATCTTTGAGTACATCCTTGACATCACCCGCCGCACCTTTGATATCTTTATAAAGTTTACAGCCAGCCTTGACTGCGGACACTGCGGCATTGGCCAGTGCAAAGAGTGTTAAGGGATCCATTACTTGACCTCTTTCCGATAGCGATATTCAACACAAATCAATGTTCTATTGCTGACATCACCAATCCAAGCAGTTCTAACACATTGGGCAACACCCTGATTGAGCGTTACTTCACGTTCTCGACTGGGTAATTCTCTAGCTACATTGGGACGATCACCGCCGTACATGGGTGAACTTGACACTATCGTAGAAACACACAGAGTCGATAATGCCAGGACCACAATTATTCTGTTTAGGGTTTCCATCTATTTTCTCTCTTGCGCCATTCTAAACATATCACTGTGCGATTGTAAACGTCACCGGTCCATGTCCAACGCACACACTCCCACTCTGGCCATTTCTTAACTGGTTCTTGTGCAAGGGCTAGCATCAATATCCATTCGTACATGATCATTTTCTATCTTTGAGCCAATCTTTAAACATGACACAAAATATAGCCACTAATGGAGTCATTGACAATAAGAACAGCAGATCATTGAATGTGATAATAATGTTGAAGTACATACGTTCCTTTGTTAATTTTTAGCATAATCTTCGCGTTCTTTCTTTTCACGAGCTTCGCGTTCTTTTTGTTGTTGACGAATAACTAGATTTCTCTTGACAACCTTTTCTTCATAAATTCGTTTTTCTTCCATCTGGCCGTAAATGCCAACGCCGCCCATGGCAAATGCAAATACAATCACTGACCCTGCTAGGAAATACATGCCAAAAATAAACGTATCAGCCATTTTTTTCTTGTGTGCTAGTTCACGTTCTTCTTCTGCACGTTGGGCTTCTGCACGGGCTTTGAACAGCCTGGTGCGCTCGGTAATCATTTGTTCCCAGATTTGAGGTTTACCTAACTGCCAAAGAATCATGTCTTTGAGTTCACGCTCTGCTTGACGTAGGGCATCACTATGCATGGCAATTTGTAGGGCTTCGTGCCCCAATTCAGCATCAGTTTTGCCCAGTATGTTAGCTTTGGCTTTTAACTTTGTTCGTTCACGATGTATAGAATCTGATGATTCAAAGAATTTGCTGAATTGCCCTACTAGACTGTTGATATCCTTGCCCAGAGCTATGGCTTGCTTTATATGGCTGACCGCAGATTGTGCAGCCGCAAAGGCTAATCCGATAGTGATTGGATCCATAGTCGCTCCTGACCCGTTATATTATATTTACTAAATTACAGCCACAAAAAAAGAGCTTGAAAGCTCTTTTCTATGTTTGTTTATTATTAATGTGTTCTAAGACGTGCTAATCCTACCGTTCTAAATATAGTGAACCACATCCAACCAATATCAAATTCAAACCAACGACGACTTAGTTTAGGATTAGCAGGATCTAAGTGATGATTGTTGTGTAGTTCTTCTCCACCAATCAATATACCCCAAGGCACTACATTATGCGAATGGTCTTTGGTTTCGCCATTGCGATAACCCCACCAGTGTCCAATGCCGTTGATAAAGCCAGCGGCCCAGAAAGGTATCCATATCATTTGTACACCCCACACTAAAAATCCCCATGGCCCAAATAACAATAGGTCTATAACCAGCATTACAAGAATGCCAAGGCGATGGTGAGGTGTATAAAGTTTACGTTCGATCCAGTCTTTAGGAGTACCCATGCCATATTTCATAACCATGTGGGCATCGCTGCCTGCTTGATTATAATACTTGACTCCACCAAACACTAGATTCCAGATACCGAATACATGCGGGCTATGTGGGTCACCTTCTACGTCTGTATTTTGATGATGCTTACGATGTACTGCTACCCATTGCTTGGTAGTCATGCCAGTAGTTAGCCATAACCAAAATCGCATAAAATGACTTAATATTGGGTGGAATTCAATTCCCTTGTGTGCTTGGCATCTGTGTAGGTATAGTGTAACTGACACTATTGTGATGTGCGTCATCACTAACGTAGCTATAATTTCTATCATGTAATATTTAGCTGGTTTACAAAGTCTAAAAGTAAATTATGTCTACTGTTATAGTTGCCTTGCAACCATGTATAGCTATTGTACCAAAATTGTTCAGCTTCCGGATGGCATCCTATAAGCCCTATGTTGTTTTGTATTATAGCCATAGCATCGCCGTTGGCATAAGTTGCTATAGTATTAAACTTGCTAGAATCTCCAACTAAGGCACACCCGTCATAAAAAAACATCCTGTTAGGATGTCCTTGCCAAACTATGTTTATATCTTTAGCATGTGGTCTACGGGTATCTGTGTTAGGCCGTGTAATATATTGTACAGCGTCAACACTGTCCAACAAGTTCAAATAATATGATCCTGCCCAGTATGCGCCCATACAGATACCTAAATATTTGCCACCATTAGTTACAAACTTCTTAACACTATTTTGATTTGCGTTGAATAAGCGATCGAATGAATCAGCATCACCAAAGCCGCCAGGCACAGCTACAATGTCAACATTGTCAAAAAACCCATCTTCTACTTCACTTTTACTAAACAGTTTGAATGTGTAGTCGCTACTTAATGCTGTTATTATGCCGTTAGCACTTTGTACAGAACAATAGGGATCTGCTACAAACAATGCTATAGTAGTTTTCATAATACTCCTTAACTGCTAGTTTGTGTCTAGATTTTTGGTATGACTAATTCATCGCCTATGAAAATTACATCTGGATTTTTGATTTGTGGGTTAGCTTTAACTAACGCATTTATATTAACGTTGTTTGATCGAGCTATTTTTGTCAAAGTATCGCCGGCCTTAATAATCTGCGTCTTTGAACTTAGGCCAGCATTTTTCTTAATTCTAGCTAGCAATGAACCATACCACGACAGTTCTGCTGGTTTCTTGCTTGAAGATGGTTTAGCAGGAGTAGTTCCAATGTCCAGCGCAGACTTTACTGTGGCTACACCTTGTTTTACAACATCGCCAACTACATTAGCACCTTGTTTTAATTTATCAGCAACCACGGCAGCGCCTTGTTTTAGGGTATCTAAGAATCCTGTAACTATTAGTTTACCGTTACCATCTGGGAGTATTTTAATTATCACATTGTCCGGAGTCAATCTGTCAACTTCTTTGCGTAATAGTTCCAGTCCGCCTTTGGGTACTGGGTGACGTTTTATATATGCTACAGCCGCGCTGTCAAAATCTTGATACATCATTTGAAACATTTTAACTTCTTGTTTGGATTTAAATATTAGGTCAGGACCGATTTGATTAGGAACTTGTAACGAATATATCATAAGATGTTCTAAAAAGTTTCGTTCACCGGTATTTTCAAGGCCAAGCCCTGAAACCTGTTCACCACTAGTGTACAATTCGTCTATGTATTTTCGTGTTCTTGGGTTTACATTATTGACTATTTCAGGAATTTCTGTAAGGATGGCGAACCCTCTATGTCGGGCCTCGTGTGCCAGTAAACTGGTATCAATCTCACCCGTTGCTGGATAAAAGTGATCGTAATTTATTATTATATTGTAATGGTACTCTTTTCGTATTTGATATCCTCGGGTACTAGGATCACGGTTTCCAGTGTAGGCAGTTGGATAATATTCGCCGGCTATTGAAGTTTTATCGTCAATACGAAAGCCAAGCTCCTTAGCACTATCTGGATCAGCTACCCCAATCCTTGCTGGACTTTTTAGTTTTACATCAAGTATACTTTGGCTGTTAGGATCGCCAGCAAGCCCTAAAAATACAAGGCCGTCGATTTTGCCGTGGCCGGCACGGTCTGGATCTGTAGCTAACGCGGCCATGGCTAGTTTAAATTTAGCCCAGTCAATTTTAGGATCGTGGACATTTTCTGCTAATAATTCGGAAATTTTCATATTAATATCTTATCAAGATTATTTATTCAAAAAAATAGGATCTAAAAAGATCCTAGCTAGCTACTTGTCCTATTGTACGCCGCTAGCCCGGCGAGTTACTTGCTATTAAGCTGTTTTTTGTTCTGTTTCAACAAAAGCAACTACTTCAGCACCTTGATCATCTAACCCACCTTCTGGAAAAGGCCATGTTGATTGTGCAACATGTTCTTCTTCTGTCATATCTTCGTAATATTCGTTTTCTTCTTCAGCTTGTTCAAAGTCTTCGTCGTCTGCTGTAGACATAATTGATAACATAACTTTGTCGTATGCTGATAATTCATCAACTAGATCTTTCACGTGTTGTAACACTTCTAAACCGTTGTATGCATCATCATCCAATTCTAAAAAAACATTTAACCCATGTACTGTCATTTCAAGTTTCATTTTGAGCCCCTTGTGGTTAGTGTGCTTGTGGCACATAACTATTTAAGTGATAACTGATTACAATGATTTTACAGATACTAAATTATCTCTAAAGATAGCCCAAGCACGTTCCCAAGTCCAACGCTGACTACCTGCTAATACTTTGTCTCTATCTAATAGCAAAGCATCTGTAACTGCCTGTGCCAAGTCTTCACGCATACAGCCAGTGACCCCTTCGTCAACTACATCTAATGGACCTTGACATGGATAAGCCGCTACTGGTGTACCACAGGCCATGGCTTCAATCATTACTAGTCCAAATGTTTCCCAACGACTAGGGAACACAAATACATCTGCCATGGCAAAGTACTTGGCTAGCTCTTGCCCACGCTTGGCACCCACAAATTTCACATCAGGATACTGTGCCTTATATTCTTCCAGCATAGGACCATCACCTACCATAATCTTAACGCCTGCATATGGCATTTCAAAGAACGCTTCTAAGTTCTTTTCTTTGCTCACACGGCTAACACATACTAGTATTGGACCATTCACCACTGTGCCTGTACGCTGACTTGGATTGAATATACTACGATCAACTCCACGAGTCCAAGAAATAACGTCTCCGTCAAATCCGTGTGCCCGTAATTCTGCTACCATAGTTTCAGTAGTGGTCAACACTTTGCCACTGTGCTTGTGGAACCAACGTACTAGAGGCCAAGTAAGTGCCTCAGGGATTCCAAATAAGGCTCTAAGTCCTTCAGGGAACTTAGTATGATAAGCAGTATTGTAGCGAAAATTATGTTTTGACAAATATTTTCTAGCAGACAGACCAACAGGACCTTCTGTGGCGATATGGTAATAATCCGCACCCACCGCCTCAATCTTCTTGCCCATCGCCCTTGTATAGGCAATCTTGACTTCGTTGTAGCCAGGACAATCAAAGTGGCGGAAGTCCCCGGGAGTAATGTAAACAACGCGATACCCGTCCAGAACCGCACACGCTTCAATATTTGTGTATGTAGTGACAACGCCATTGATCTGCTCCGGTAAGTTATCAGTTATTATCAGTATTGTCTTTGTCATTTGATTTTGTCCATGTAATTATTTCCCATCGACCATCCCAGTGTTCAACCAAGGCAGTACACGACTCAACCCAGTCACCATCATTCATGTATGTGACACCGTTGATTTCTTTTATCTCTGCGTGGTGTATGTGTCCACATATGACTCCATCAAAGCCACGCTTCTTACAATAGTTAGCCAAGTTTTCTTCAAACTTGAATATAAAGTCTACTGCTTTTTTGACCTTGTGCTTAAGAAACTGGCTAAGGCTAAAGTACCCAAAACCCATACGGCGACGAATCCAATTAAATTTATTGTTGAGTGTAAGAATAATGTCATATGCTTTGTCTCCTAAGAATGCTATCCAGGGTGCCAGTCTAGTAATACCATCAAACAAGTCACCGTGTGTGACTAGATAGTGTTTACCATCTGCCCCTATGTGTTCCGTTTGATTGACAATTTCTATTAAGCCAAACGAGAAACCATAAGGTATCATGGGTCTTAAAAACTCATCATGATTGCCTGCTATGAATACCACACGGGTGCCACGCTTGGCGTGTCCTAGTACTCTGCGTACTACGTTAGTATGGCTTTGTTTCCATCGCCATTTATTTTGTTGTATCTTCCAAGCATCAATTATATCACCGACTAAGTAGAGAGTATCGCACGAGTTGTGCTTGAGAAAATTATTGAGTTGTTCCGCCTTGCAGTCTTTTGTACCCAAGTGGACGTCACTCACAAAAATACTACGATAAGTTTTTTGCATAGCAATATTTATCGTAGTATTATGTTTGAAAGATTACTGTTGCGTTACAAACTTAAATCCTAACTAAAGTCCACTTAGCTGTAAATGGTTTACCTTCGGCCTTGTGTTTCAGTATCTTAGCGAACTCTTTTTTCTTGAGTTCAGAAATCGTTTCTGTATCATGGTCGACGCAAGCCCTGTACAGTTTAGCTAATAGCTTTTTCTGTTTCATGGTTGTGTCCTCCTGACAAATATTTAGCCAAAAAGAAATGCTACACTTTAAGAACTTGCGGTAGCGAATCGTTCGTCCCAGGGCAGTAGCCTCCCCACACTTACGGTAACAAGTACCGGTCCTAAGGTGTGTTCTTTAAATTAGAAAAATAAGAATAGTCCCTGGAGACTTAATAGTATACCAAATCCTGCCACTACAAAACTGCCCCAGAACATGGCCATGCTGACTGCAAGGATACTTGCTGATAACACCACAATGGCCAACTGATATGCTGTACTAGCATATCCGATCCATGGGCTAGATTTTTTAGCTTCATCGCGCTCATATTCCATTGCTCGTGCGTCTGCGGCAATGGCTTTCTTGTCCAAGTCCATACGGTCTTTCTCAGCTTGGAATTCTGCTTTGGTTTTTGGATTTGTTGCTGTCTTGGCTGCGATTTCGTAGCTGACGCCGCGGCCTGCTTTGGCTTGATACTGGGCCCAGGCATTGTTGGCGCCCAATGTGCTGTTCAGCACTGTGCTACCCAGTTTGCCGCCGTACCATGCGTTGACTGCTAACAACAGGGCAAAGATACTGATAACCATACCTGCTTTGTCTTTGATACGTGCTTCACGTTCGCTACGTGAACCCACTGGAGACTTTGGTGCATCCGGATCTTTTGATTGTTTAGAAATTAGATTTAACACTGAGTCTATAAGTGCCATCGATTCGCTCCCGACTTAAACTACTCAATTATTTATTGATTTTTTAGCCAAAATACTTGCACTTATTCTCTAAATATGTTTAAATACATGTATGCACAAGTTGATGCATAATTTTTTAATAGGTAATTTATAATGGTAACAGGTAAAGTAAAATGGTTTAACGACGCCAAAGGTTTTGGTTTCATCACTCCGGATCAAGGCGGCACAGATCTTTTTGCGCATTTTTCACAGATTAACGCATCGGGTTTCAAAACGCTAAAAGAAGGACAACCAGTAACATTTGAAGTTGTTATGGGTCCAAAAGGCGAGCAGGCAAGTAATATCCAGCCTGCTTAATAGGAGAGTATTATGGCTAAATTCAAAGCGCATCATCCACGTTCTGTTAAAGCAACAGCTCGTAGAGTTCTTAAAAAGAGGAAGTAATATGACACGACCAATTGCAAAGAAAAGACTTCGCGAAGCCGCAAAACGGGCAACTAAGAAACGCCAAGGTTAATATGAAAACGTATCAATTCATTGTAACAGTTTTAATTGTTATATTTGTTTTGGTACATGTTTTCATGTAAGGAATTGTTGTAATCCCTTCAAAGTGAAGGCATTCTGGACGCGGGTTCGACTCCCGCCAGGTCCACCAAAAGGGCACTACACCCCTCTTAATAATGGGCAACCTTGTAGTGCGTTTTTGATGGGCCTGCCATGGTTTCGACAGGGTGAGATAATAGAGACGGCAACACAGTAGGCGATGACTGTAAATCAAGCAAAACTCGTAAATGCAAACGCAAATACATTCAAGTTTATGCAAGTTGACTTCGACATTTCAGCAATGAATGACGAAGAATTTGCAATCGCAGCCTAAGAAACTGCACTTGCGAGGTAGTTATACCTTGTCACCAAAAATAGCAGGAACCCGCTTTGGCGGGTTTCTTTTGGGCTAATTACCTGTCAATGAGTCCAAACTTTGGGCCCATTGAGTGTTGACACACCTGTTGATCTTTGCTATAATATACACATACACTAACACACAGAGAAGGATTTTTATGCTACTTAACAATGCTCCTGCAAACGAAGCCATTTTGTCCAACGTGGGCGAAGTTGGTGATTTTAAAATTAAAGCAAGTGCCAAAGCATTCTCCATTTTGAGTTCGGGATTGTATGCAAATAAGGTTCGTGCTATTATACGTGAGTTGAGCTGTAATGCTGTCGACTCGCACGTGGCCGCTGGCAAACAAGAAACTCCGTTTGATGTTCATCTTCCAAATAGTTTGGAACCTTGGTTTAGTATCCGTGACTACGGCACTGGACTTACACACGAACAAGTTACTTCAATTTATACCACATACTTTGAATCTACCAAAACTGACAGCAATGACTACATTGGTGCGCTGGGTTTGGGTTCAAAGAGTCCATTCAGTTACACAGATAACTTTACTGTGACTGCTATCAAAGATAGCAAAAAAGGTATCTATACTGCATTTATTAATGAACAAGGTGTTCCTAGTATTGCGTTGATGATGACTGAAGAAACTGCCGAGCCCGCAGGCGTTGAAATTAAATTCAGCGTCAATGACCGTTATGACTTTAGTAAGTTTATTGATGAAGCTCGTAGTGTGTACACTTACTTTAAATTGCGCCCTGTTGTAACTGGGTTTGACAGTTTTCAATTCCGCGATGTAGAATACGACACTAAGGATGTTATTCCCGGCGTTCATACATATAAAGACAGTCGCCGTAGTGTTGCAATTATGGGCAATATTGCTTACCCAATTGATGTTCCCGACGCTGACAACTCACTAGGCGAATTGCGCTATATGATTGGTTGCGGTTTGGAACTGCACTTTGCTATTGGCGAACTAGACTTTCAAGCGTCACGTGAAGGCTTGTCATACATTCCACAAACCATCAACGCTATCAAACGTAAGTTGGTTGCACTGAATAAGCAATTGGCAGTCCATGTGGCCGCAGAAGCAGACAAGATTTCTAACTTGTGGGAACGTGCAGAATTTCTTTCTAAGAAAAAGCAAAGCGGTCTTTGGGGTGCGGCTGTAGTTGAATATGCTACTACTAGCAAACTTGCTACTTTTGATCCTAAGAGTTACGGCGGGTCAATTAATTTTAAATTAGCAGTTGACGAGTTGGTTAAGAAATACAACATTAACCTGCGGGGGATTCAAAAGACCAGCAGTGCTAAAAACTGCTCAACTTTGAAAACTAATTATGACCACACCGATGTTAAAGATGCAAATGGCAATGCAGTATATGTAACCAATTGGCATATTCTAGTTGACACCAAAACACATTTTATTGTAACCGACACAAAGGTTGGTGCATTTGAACGTGCCAAGTATCACTATCGCCAGAATAAACAAGAAGTACATACTCGTAATGTGTTTATTCTTGAGGCCGCTGATAAGAACAAGCCGATGAACACTAAGGCTTTTTTCAAAGCTATTATGAATCCTCCTAAGGCTAACATAATGGTTGCTAGTTCTTTGGACAAGAAGGAACGTAAAGATTCTGGTTTGGGTAAGAACGTTACTATTTTATGTTTGCAAGAACGAGGCAATGGAGGCTACTACAAAGAACGTGAAATGGTTTGGCGTGATGCTGGCAAGGCTGATGATTTTAGCGCAACAGAAACTTACTATTACTTGCCATTGAGTGGCTTTGAAATCCAAAGCGATTTTGGTATGAGCAATGTCAAAGAGTTTTACAACGATTTGAAAGAGTGCGGTCTAGGCGGCATTCGCCAAACAGTTTACGGTGTTCGTAAAAGCGACATTGAGTTTATTCGTACACAACCAAATTGGGTCAACATCGAACAGCAGATTGTTAATGTTTTGAGTACACCAATTGATAACAAACTTGCTATGAGTTTGGTGTTACAGGCTGTTGACAATTTTAACTTGTTGTCGTATAATAGCAATATCGTTAATGCTGTAACAAATCAAAATAGTCCTTACACTAAATTGGTTAGCCAGTTTAAAGGATTTGATAAGATTCGCTATAGCGAACTGAGTTTGAAGCGTTTGTGTAATCGTTATGCTAAAGGTGTAACTTTTAGTCCAGAAGCGCAAGTACAACGGTTTACTGATGAATGTGCAACCATTAGTAAACGTTATCCGTTACTAGCCTACTTGCGTAGTGCTCCTAACACAGATGTTGCCGAATATGTTAATTTGATTGACACACAGAAAGGTATTTAAAATGAGCTATCCATATTTGATCCAGGGCAGTAACATTGTTGTCGTTATTGGCAATAAGAGTCATACTATTAGCAAGACCCACATTACCTATAACAAGGTACTGGAAGCTATTAAAGCAAGTGATTGGGATTCACTTCCTGACATTATCGAACCTAAAAAGGTTGTGTTGAACTATGGTGCTGGCAATGTGAGTATCCAAGGTGAAACACTGTTTTGGAAAGGTAAAGAACTCAACACTGGCTTGTCAGTGCGCATGATCCAAATGTTGCAAGAAGGTTTTCCAATTGAGCCAATGGTTCAGTTTATGGAGAACTTGTATCAAAACCCAAGCAAGCGAGCAGTTACCGAACTGTACGGTTTCTTGGAAAAAGGTAACTTGCCAATTACCCCAGATGGTCACTTCCTTGCTTACAAGAAAGTACGTACTGATTACACAGACGTACACTCAGGTAAGTTTAACAACTCAGTTGGACAGGTTGTTGAAATGGAACGTCACGATGTTGATGACAACAAGGATAACACTTGCTCAACCGGCTTGCACTTCTGTGCTATGAGCTACTTGTCATGCTTTGGCGGCGAACGTACAGTTATCGTTAAGATCAACCCAGCTGACGTTGTAAGCATTCCAAGTGACTACAACGATGCTAAAGGTCGTGCTTGTCGATATGAAGTGATTGGCGAGTTGGCAGTTGACCCTAAGGATGCATTTGTTTCTCCTGTACAGTCTACAGCAGTTGGTTCGCAACCAGTATACCAACCAGTATACCAAGATGGTCCAAAAACTGGTGACTCTGTATTCAAACGTGGTTACACTTCGGGCTACACTGGGCGTGAATACTTGAACCAATATCGTTATGGTACTAAGGAAGCTAAGGACTATACTGAAGGTTACGAAATGGGTGAACTTGATGCAGAAACGGGTGCGGAAGAACGCTACCGTTATGTGCAAGTTTCAAACTCACAAGCGTGGCCTAATCCGGCTTAATTAATCAAACTACAAAAGGGCTAACTTTGGTTAGCCTTTTTTCTTGACCTCTCAGCGTAAGCACTATATACTACACTATGACATGCAGTCATATTATAAAAGGAAACATAATTATGAAGAATATTTTAATCGCATCAATCTTGGCATTAACCGCTTTTTCAGCTAGTGCTGTAGAAATTGGTGTTAACGGTAGCTATGACTTTGGATCACCAACTGAGCGTCCAGGCGCTGGTATCACTATTGGTGAGAAGTTTGGTAAATTTGGCGTAACAGCAGGATTTGATCGTTATACAAAAACTACTGATCAAGACAAGTATAGTCTAGTTGGTTCATATGATGTTGCCACTATTGCTAAAACTACTGTTGCTGTTAAAGCAGGTGCTATGTATCTTAGCAACTCTAGTGGTGTATCAGACGGCTATGCCGCTGTAGTTGGTGCTGGCGCAAGCTACCCACTTACTAAGACTGTTGCTCTAACTGCTGATTATCGTTATCAAGCAGGTCAATCGCGTGTAAACACATTTGACGGTAGTACAGTTGCATTCGGTGCCAAGTACTCATTCTAAGTTAGAATAATATTAACAAAAGGCCACATCGGCCTTTTGTTATTTTAAGAAAGAGAATTATATATGAATATGGACCAAACCGCTATCTGGTTAGCAGGTAGCATTTTAATAATGTTGGGATTTGTGATTGTGGCAATTGGGGTTGTTGTTATCAACAACATCATACACAAGTATTGGAAACCTGTACGCATTTTTACAATGGATAGTTGGAATTTAAATCCAAACGTGCGTTATGCACATCAAGAAGAATTAGATCGACTCGTACCAAATAAAGAAAAGAAATAGTTATTGAAAAAATCTATTATCGTTATTAAAATAATTATAGCTAAAACCTATTGATTTTGTGTTTTAATAGGATATATAATAGTAGTAAGACAAACACACACAAGGAGATTTTATGTCTAATACCATTCAAAATTTACACAATGCACTTGCTGGTGAGTCAATGGCTCACATCAAGTATCGCTACTTTGCTAAACTAGCAAGAGCAGAAGGCTTTGAAGATATTGCCAAACACTTTGAGCACACTGCTGATCAAGAAATTCTTCACGCTTGGGGTCACTTAGACCTAATTCTAGGTAAGCCGACAACTAAAGAATGTTTAGAACTAGCAATTGAAGGTGAAACTTATGAGTACACAACAATGTACCCAGAGTACGAAAAAATTGCAGTTGGCGAAGGGCAAATTAATTTTGCTGTTGAAGCCCGTGCTAACACAGAAGAATCAAAAGAACATGCTAGACAGTTTGCCGAAGTTCTTAAAAAAGCAGAACGCCGTTTTGCGGCTTTAAAGCGAGTTGAAGAACGACATGCTAATGCATATAAAGTAAAATTGGAGACATTATAATGGAACACGTATGTATTGTATGCGGTCATGTGCATGACGAATTGACAGAAGGCAAGTGGGATGAACTAGCAGACGACTTTGTCTGTCCCGAGTGCGGAGTTGGCAAGTCTGACTACGACGAAGTAGATTTTTAAATAAAATCGCTATAGTCTTTTAATGAATTTCACTATAGGTTTTCCTCTAGTTCTGTGTTATTATAATGATACATACTAATGCAGTATGTTAAATTTTTAACAAGGAGAACTACTATGTGGACTACACCATCAGCAACAGATATGCGCTTTGGCTTTGAAATTACAATGTACGTGATGAATCGATAGTATTGATTCATTTTTAACAAAAACAAATGCCGCTTTTTGCGGCATTTGCATATATGTCTTGACACAACGACTAAATAAATGTATACTAGAGACTAGTTAGATAGTTGAGTAAATTCTTTTTGCCAAATGTGCAAATAGTGGTTGACACAGAGACTAAATAACTATACAATAAGAACATGCACAAGCAACTGCCTGTGTAAGCCGTTGTAGAAATACAACAAAGAAAGATTTCAAAAGTGGTTGACGAAGATGCTGAAAGGCATTATAATTAACACAAGACACTAGCATTCCGCTAGTAAATTTTAAGAAGAGATAAACGAGAAACAAAATGCAATCAACTGTTAAACATCAACAATTTAATACGATGCCTAAACTGGCAGGTGTAATAGCCTGTTCTTGGTTATCGATTAATGGCGGAAGTTTATCATATGATCGTACACCAGAGATTCGCAGGGTCCGGGAGACCGTAATGTAAGCTAAAGTTTACATAACAAACTTCAAGGACCCTAGGATTAAAAACCCTGGGGTTTTTTGTTTTTAGACGCTGAGATTGCCAAGGCAGTCGTTGAAGCAAAGTGTGAAGATACCAGTAACGAGGACTGGGCTAGGCACTATAAACATCTAGCAAACGGGCGGCCTGTAGGATGAAGCACTTCTTCTAGTGTGAAAAATTACAGCGTATTAAAGCATATTCCGAAACTAGAATGTTTAGGGGATAAGGCCACAAGCCGAGTATGCTTTAATACACGCATTGGAAACAGTGCGTTAAGGAGGATGTTCCCTATTGCCGGCTGTAACCCGGTAGGCATAATAAGTAGGGTGGCGCCAAGTGGTTCGATTCCATCATCCTCCACCAAATATGTGGGTGTGCCGCTGAATGGTTAGGCTCCGGATTGCAAATCCGTTCCATGCAGGTTCGAGTCCTGTCACCCACTCCAAATTTTCCCGGATAATTAAATGGTATAATAATCGGCTGATAACCGGTCTTTGCAAGTTCGATTCTTGCTCTGGGAACCAAGTTTAGGATAGCAACAGCAAACTCAAAAATTCTACTTTTAATGGAAAAAAGATGCTATCCTGTTTTTTACACTGTCGTCGTCTAGTGGCTAGGACGCTACCCTTTCAAGGTGGAGAAGCGGGATCGATACCCGTCGACAGTACCAACATGCCGTTGTAGCTCTCTGGGAGGGTAACTCGTTGTCTGCGAGACTTAGGTGGGTTCGATTCCCATCAGCGGCGCCAAATTTATTGTGTTCGAGCAAGCATGGTGTATGCGCTTCGCTGTTAACGAAGAATGAGCTAGGTTCGATCCCTAGGAACACAGCCAAACAATTGGGGGCAGTAGTGGGCTACGGCGTTGCCTTGCAAGCATCGTGACTAGAAGGGTTCGATTCCCTCGGCCTCCACCAATTTTATCTCGCGTTCGGTTAGCGGCTATGCCACCTGGTTTGGGGCCAGGATTTCGTGGGTTCGAGTCCCACATGCGAGACCAGTTTTAGGATAGCAACAGCAAACATTAAAAATCTTTTCTTGAAAAAAAGCCAAAAAATGCTATCCTGTTTTATTCGCCCTATTAGTTAAATGGTAGAACACCTGTTTTGTAATCAGGTAATGGCAGTTCGATTCTGTCATGGGGCACCAAGTTAAGGATGCGAACAGCAAATTCAAAAATTCAACTTTTAATTGAAAAATAAGCATCCTGTTTTATTTGCTACTTTAGCTGATGTGGTCATAGCGGCGGTCTGAAGAACCGTTGAACCAGGTTCGATCCCTGGAGGTAGCACCAAGTTTTTAGGAGAATTGAATGGCAAATGTCAAAAAAGGTAACCTAACAGCGCCTCCACAATGGTGGAAGCATTTGAAAGATTGGAAACGGGTGTTCTGGAAATCAGAACGCCAAGCCCAAAAGCGTAATATCAACAAAGGAGAATGACATGAAACGTACAGGTAAACTGTAGTGTCATCCTAGACCCCCGTATGGTCCTGGATGGCACGTAAAAGAAAACATTTACGAATCCATCCACAGCTGGCGTTAACGGTAGCGTACTCGGCTCTTAACCGATGAGGTGTCAGTTCGAATCTGACGCTGTGGACCATATGGGGGTATAATTCAAAGGCTAGAATAGCCGGCTTTTAACCGGTCTATCAGGGTTCGAGTCCCTGTGCCCCTACCATATAAAAACACATTAGAAGCCTTCGTGACTGTAGGCAAGTAGGTCTCTAAGTCGTTTCCGACTAGTGTGTTTCTATATGGTAACGTAGCATAGTGGCTAATGCACCACCT